TAAAATATTAACAACAGAAGAACAGTGCAAATGATTTTGATTGGGAATATTATTTTTATAGCTTTGAATAACTTATAGTTGTCGATGTGTATCATTAAAGGCTCCTTAAGTTATTGATAAGTACTTTGGCGTCTTTAGGTGAAATGACTTTGAAGTAATCTTGATACTTAGACCAATTCTTATCTCTTATAAAGAAATCAACTTGAACATCAGAATAAAAATAAATATTGCGGATAGGACAACCATAAAAAGTTGAAGAAAAGATTTTTGGCGGCAAGATTCTTTCAACAAAAATGTCAGTCAAAACCATACTGCCTTCAAAAGCTTTTTTGCCAATCTGTTCCAACGGATTTTGTATTTTGATATATCTTAAGCTTGAAGTTTGAAAAGCTTCATCTTCAATTTGTTCAACTTCATTTAAGTTGATTGATTTCAGATTAAGACAGCCTGCGAAACAATTACTTGGGATGTTTTTGATATTACTTGGGATGTCGATTGTTTCAAGGCCTGAATAAGCAAATGAACTTTCTGATAAGTTTGCAACATTTGAAAAATTGAAGTTCTTTAATCGTGAACAAAAAGAAAAAGCTTCCTTTGCAATAATTTCAGGAAACCCATCAAAACGTATTAAATTTTTACAATTCGCAAAAGCTCTTTCACCAATGATTTTTGTTTGTTCGCCACATATCACACAAGATAAGCCAATCGAACCTTCAAAACTCTTAGGCATAATATTCCCATCGTAGCTCATCATTTCAGCTACATAAAGGACATCATCGATTTTGCGACATTTTTTAATGTCTTTTTCTTTTTCAATTTTTATTGTTTTTGTATTCATTTTTTAGATAATGTTGCCAAGTCGTTAGCCCAGCCCTGATTGTAAAGCATCTCATTAAGTGTTCTGCAATCTTCTTCACAGGCATAAGCCTTGAGCTTGATGATGTCACCGCTTCCGAGTTTTTCAATTTTAACTTCGTAAACGATTTCGTTTGTAAGGATGCTTTCAACTGTTTTGCAAGCATCGGCCACATTTGTTCTTTTGAACCAAGCTGCACTCATTTGAATTACCTCCGTTTCATCTGATTTCCTCCCATTTACCCAATAATAATATAAAAGGAAATTCCGACAAGTTTAATTTATATTAACACTTTCAAGTACAAACTCAAGGTCTTCTTTCTTTTTTCCTGAATTGTAAACAAGTTCGAAAATGTCTTTAATTTTTGTAAATGTTTCCTGAAGGACAGGCAACTTTTCTGAAGCTTCTTTTGTCAAATATATAGGATATTTTGCAACTTCAAAACCATCGTCATCAACGATGATAATAAAAAGCATTCTTTCTTCGTCGCCTTTAACGTCCTTAAAAACTAATTTCATAAGTTTTCAAACTCCTTACGATGATGTGTCTCGATAACACAAGTAATAATCTTATGTGTATCAGCATCACAAACAATCGTAATCAATTTATCTTCAACTCTTAAAGTAAAATACTCGGAATGCCGTCCTTTGTTGTCATACTTTGTATGAGGTTCTGTTGTTTTCAAAACACTTAAGATGTAAGCTCTTGAGTCCTCATTCAATGGTACGCCAACTCTTTCAGCGTATACTTGATAAAAGTATTTTGTAAAAGAGTAATCCTTAGTAAGTTCCACTTTCAATTTTCTCCCTATTTTCAAAGAAGATTGAAAGTTGCTTTGGGTCCTGAGCAATTTGTGTACCCGCTATTAAACCCATATCATAAATGGCTTTTATGATACTTTTGAAATCTTCTTTGGCAACATCCTGATAACTCAAAATTAGTTTGCCGTCTCTTGTAATGTTGTCTATAAGAGATAAGAAGTATTCATACAAAGTATCATAATTCTTTTCAACGTAGAAGTCTGAAATGTTTTGATTTAAATTTTCAATCGCTTCAGACTTGCTCCCACTCTTCTTTGCGTTTGATTGAATTATTGAAACAACGCCATCAGAGAAAGCTCTCTGGGCTAAATTGACAATTTTTGATGAAACGTATTCATCGTTTGAAATCTTCTTTGCCTCATCCTTGTAATAAGGCAATCTTGAATTAACTGTCATAAAACCTCCGACATTTATATTATTTAGTTTATGCTCCTAAACCGCTCATAATTTTAGCAAAGTCACCGTTATTTGGCATAACGTCTGTTTGATCTTCAATGATTGGCCACATAGCATAAGCAGAAGCACCAACCAAAGCAACTGGGTTGTCTTTTGTTGATACGCCTTCCATACCAATACTTCCATCTGTTATCATTTCAAGTGTAAGTTGAGAACGATAACCGATTGCTCTAGGCAAAGCACTTTGAACTGGAATGATCCAATAGTCTGCTGCTTGCTTTGCACCACAAAGAAGTGCCTGTGGGTCAGTCTCACCACTTGCAGTCAAATCCTTGAGAGCAGAAGTATCAACGCCGCCATAATAATTGAAAAGGATTTGATTATCTTCAGCCATCTTACTCCAATCAATATTCCATTTTGCATCATCATAGTCGTATGTGATATATGGACCGTTTGGATTTTGAAGTTTCTTTGCAGCGTTATCTTCATCACGGTGCTTTTCAACTGAATACAATTTATAAACACCGTCTTCAGGTTTAACTGCGTACTTAATCTTACCTTTTCTAATTGCCCAGCCGTTTTCATTCCAAGTTTCATCAGCAGCAAGTTTATCACCGTTTGCTTTATTCTTGAAAGAACCGTCTCTTTTCTTAACGAAAGCAATAGGCTGAACAGGAACAACTCTTTCGTCAGTGCGCTTTAATGTACCGTCTTTGAGTTTTGCTTGACAAGCCAAGTATCTATCATAAGAAACATATTTAACTTTGACATAAACAGTCTTAATTCTATCAGGCTCAAGTTCTGCATTTGAACCCTGTGCTTGCTTCTTAAGAACATCAGCTTTCATAGCAAGTGTATTTTGTATTTCATAGAATGAAACATCAATCTTTGAAGACTTGCCTTGGAATGCTGTCATATCAACTGTATTTGAAGATGCAACCGCAGAACCAATAACTTGAGGAAGCATCTTCTCGAGGTGACGACACATCCACAATGTACCGTCTTGTTTATTACATCTCTTATTGATAAAGTATCTTCTTGCTTCATACAATACGTTGAGGTAAGCAAGTAAGAATCTTTCAGGCTCTTCATTTGTTTTCAAATCAATAAATTCATTTACTGATTTCCAAGCTGTGTTCATACTGTTGTATGAATATGAACCCATATCCATATAAAGATAAGGCTCAAGCAATCTCTGTACTTTAAGAATTGTATTCTTTCTTTGGTCAAGTACTAAACCTAAGTCATCGTGCAATCTTTGATTTTCTGAAGGACTATTGCAGAACCATTCACGAGCTGTCTTAATCCAAGGATTATAACCGTAAATGTCTTCACACCAAGAAGCTTTAATACAACCTGCAGGAAGAGAGCCGTTGCTATTAAGAGAACTTTGAGAACCTGTTTTCTCATTGATAATTACATCACCGTTAGGGTCTTTAATATAATTCTTTTTTGGGTCAGCAAGATAATAAGTTCTTGGCGAAATAAGCCCCGGAGATTTCGCAGTACCTTCAATCATTTTACGAATAAAGTCAAATGAAACAATGTACTGACCGTGTTCATCTTTACCGCAGATAAAGTCTTTAGCAAAGTTGAGATAACCTTCTTGTGTTGCAAGAATGTTATACAAGAATCTTGGTGCGATGTCAAAAGAAGTAAAGTAATACTTCAATGCAGACCAAGCGTTCTTTAAGTAAACTGTATCTACGATGTCGTGATTTTCAACATACTCAACACCATCTTTGCTTAATGTGACTAAACGCTTAACTGTTGTATATGTTCTGATGTCGCTTGCTTTAATCTTAAATGAACCTGCAGCAGATTGTACTGTACAGCCTCTTGACTCAATATAAGTAAGTGCATCAGCAAAGCTCTTTCCTTCAACATCAATACCGTACTGAAGAACCTTAAAGTTAACTCTCAATGGACCGTTTGCGTCACCACGGTAGAATGTGTTTCTCAATCCCATATTGAGAATCATTGCGTGCCACCAACTAGGAGGTGTTATTTCACTATAAATTGCAAAACCGTTTCCTTCAGGACGATATGTGTTTCCGTTGATTGTGACTTCACCTTTGTTTATCCAACCTGAAATCTGCCACATCGGGAATCTTATATTTTTGAAAGCAACATCCATCCAAGAGCCGCCGTTCATATCAGCTGCTTTTTGTTTAGAACAACATTTATTTGAATAAATTTCCGCGCCGTCATCTGCCTCAAAGTCAAGGCCTGGGATGTCACCGATAATACCTACACCTGAAATACCGTTGTAAGATGCAATCATACGGTCAGCGCCGACGATACCATCTGCTACGATTGTTGTATCAAATAACGGAATTTCTCTTCCTGTAATTCCTGTGATAAGGTCATAAGGTGTCTTTCTTGTTTCACAACAATTTGTGCCTGTATAGCCTACACCCATTACAGAAAGAATTGAGTTATTTGCAGTTTCTGCAGTTACGCTTCCATCAATAGGAGGAGATGATACACCAATAGACTCTTCACCATTATTTACTGAACCATAGTTTGTAAATGTTGGCTTTGAAAGTCCTGCCCAGAATCTGTCAGTTGAATACAACTTAACTGACATATAAGTTTTCCAACCACAGTGTCTTTCCCACCAATACTTTCGTTTATTTGAAGAGTATGTTCTTGAGTGTAAACAGAAGTAATAAACAGGCTTTTGATTGTGGAATATTTCCGCACGGAACAAACAATCAGGACGACCCGCACCATCTCTTGTCAAGAAGAATGCTTTGTTGTGCGCACCAATCATACCGCCCCACCAGTCAACAATACTTGTCATAATATTGTGTTCAGCGTTAGTTTGGTAAACATTCAACACTTGTCCTGTTGCTTCATTGAGGATGCTCCAATTTGAATAATTGCCGTATTGAGGTCCGTCTACAAATAATTCATAATCCTCATTAGGTTGCGTTGCAAAGAGATACGCATAATCTCTTGAATAACCGAATAATGCTCTATAAGAATTATTCCAAGCGTTCTTAAATACGCTGCTTGAGTTGTTTGGCAAATATGATTCATAATGTCTTGTTTGAACAATTCTCCAAGGCGCATTAGGCTCTGAATGAAGTACATATCTTTTGAATGTTGTAAATTTCCATTCATAGTGCCAAGCTCTTTGACAAGGTGCGTAATAAGCAACAGACAAACGCCAACCCCACCAGTTGCCTGTCCATTCCCAGCGGTAATACCAAGAGTAATTATAATATCTATTCCAATAATAATCGTACCAACCGTGATTCCAACAACCGTACCACCACCAACTTGAAGTCAAGCCGAGGTCTTTGTGGAACCATTGCCACCAACCATAACCTTCGTAATGATATGGCTCACCGTTTGAGAAATGTGTTGGACGAGTCCATCTCCATTCCCACCAGCCCCAGTGCCAATAATTCCAACCCCAGTGCCACTGAAGCTGTGCATAGAACTCAACATCACTGTAAACTTTTACACGAAGATATGCAGGAACTTCACCTGTACTATGATGTCCTTTTTTAAGTCTTGCAAGACCTGCTGACCAAGACTGTTCATAAGCCTGTCTTTCACCGTTTACAACAGCAGAAACATTCGAACACCATTTTTCATTTCCTTTGTAATAATAGTTATCCTGCCAGTTTGGAAGAGATGGCCAAGTAATACCGTTATCTGCATCGTGGTCAAAGCTGTCAGGACATTTATCAATACGAGGAACATTTCTTAAGAAGATATTGTTTTCCTGATAGTAAGATTGATATGATTTTGGTGAACGGTAATAAGAGTGAGGTCCACCATAAAGTGTTGGGTTATATTGAGGTACGCCAACGCCGTTTGAATTATCTGTAAGACCTTTATCAGTACCTAACAAATATGTATGCTCATCGTCTTCATCAATAGCATTATTTGAGCTTGCTGCTTTTGTTGCACCAAGAGAATCTTGAATTGTTCCATAGGTATTCTTTTGAATGCCTTTGTCATCAACTTCACCTTTACTACTTGCGCCCGCTCTCGAAAGTGCTGAGTCTTTAGACGAGTCTTTTTTGTTGAACATATTTAAGAATGTCAACGCACCTTTGAAAACAGAGCCTGGGCAGTACTTATTACCACCCGAACCTTCTTCTGGGTCATTGAAAGAATAACCTGTGTTCTGACCATTACCTGAAGCATCGTTACCACCAACAATCATATCATAGCCGTCATAAGGCTCACCGTTTCCACCTACTTGATAATTGATTATCTGAACATCTTCAATTAAGTCTCTTTTGTGGTAAAGTCCGATTGCAGTCTGCAAGAAAAGAATATCAACGTCAGAGAAGCCATCATCAGCAGATGTGTACAATGCTTTCCAAATTTTGTTTCCATAATTCCATTCTTTATAACCTGAAAGAGCAGCGCCTTCAAAATCTTGGAACATCAATCTATTCTGAACTGAATCGCCTCTTACTCTTCCGTGGTTATCTTTTCCTTCCAAGTAATTGCGTAAGCCTGCCTTTGCAATTCTATAATAGTTTGGTACATAAGCAGTTGTACCATCAGCAGCAGTAATCTTATCAAGCCAACCTGACATTGCAGTTGGGTCTGGATAAAGTGTATGCCATTGTGCATAAGGATAAGCGTTGATTATCCAAGACTTATGATTGTCACCATATATCTTTGAAATAGCACAGTTGATAACACCCCAAGATGCAGCACGGTCGTCAGGATTTCCTTTAGAATCTTTCCATCCATATTGATTAGGATTATCTTTATCCAAACGGTGTGTCAACATAATAATGTTAGGTAAAGTACTTTCGGTGTTTGTCACCAAGCCTTCCTGAAGATACATTGAAAGGTCCCACTCTGTAAGATATGTTGAAACAATACCTGACATACCTTCAAGAACCCACTGCAACATATTGATATTATCATTGATTGCCTTAAACCCAGGCGCACGGTATGTAAATGAAGAACGGGCAGCAAGACCACTTTCCATATCATAAGTATCATAATATTTATCTTCTTCATTTTTGATTGCAAGGCGAGTATCTTCAGCTTCTGTTACAGTTACCTCTTTTCCATCATCACGCAATTCTTGATTTTTTGCGTCAAGTTCATCCTGTCTCTTCTTCTTTGCTTGTGCAAGATAGTCCCTCATAGTCATTGTATTTACAGAAGAAGTTTCACCTTGTGATTTAAAATAACATAAAGTACCTACCTTAAAATCATTTAAGCCTATATATTGTTTTAATTCATTTTTAGTGCCTTTAAGATAATAAATATAGCCATCACTATCTAATCTTCCTTTTATTCTTTCGTGATTTGCATTTATAAGGTACCCGTTATTATCAACTTCATAGCCTGAAGCGTTGTCATACTTTTTTGTACTGATACCTTTCCAAGAAGTGGCCTTAATATTTAATGGAGAATAAGGTGGGAACCAAATAACAGAATAATACTCCGTCTTATCTTTAAGAGATGTTCCTTCCCATTCTTTATAATCAACTTTTGAATTGAAAAGCGCACGAGTTCTTAAACGGCCAAACTCATCGGTCTGATTGTTTACAGTCCCCGGCTTTGCTTTACCAGTGACCTCACCAAGACGATACTTTGCATCAGTTTCGCCTACAGGAGAGATGTACATATCATAAAAGTTTTGAATAACTTGTAAAGCAGCTTGAGTGTTTATTTGATTGTTGAGTTTTTCACCTGCATCATCGCCGAGTGATCTTAATGTCCAACCCTTGAGGTCAAGATAAGAAGCAAGTTCGGCACTGTCTTCGCCTGCTTTTTGCAAATTCAAAAATTCAGATAAAGTCCATTCATTTTTTCCGTTTGCAACTGCTCCTGTGCCGTTTGTATCAGAAATAGGAACATTTACATAATTTCCATACTGATCTTTTACTGTGTTGTATCGAGGTGTCTTCCCAGCAGCATCGTACATCTTTTTGAAGAAGTTTTCGTTTACAGCTGTCTTCTGTTCAATAGCACCTGTAAGGGATGTCCAATCTGTTGCGGTACCGTCAAAAAAGTTATCTAAATTCATCAATGACCTCTATAATTTAGTCTCATATTTTATTTTACGCTGAAAGGACCTAAGAATGAAGCAAGGTCGTTAAGTTTTTGCTGAACACCTGTCTTATCTTCAGTATCAACTTCTTTAACTGCGTTCTTTGTATTATCAACCACTTGTTTAGTACTGTTGATAACATTATTAAGTTTACTCTTAATATCTTGTGGGAGAGCTTTCGACATAAGATTTTGAAGTCCTGCGCCTGAGAAGCCTTCTCCACCAAAAAGTTGTTGATTGAATGCTTCTTTACCCTGATTCCAAGAATCTTCTTCAGCCCAAGACTTAACTGCATTTTTCCAGTTTTCAGCGCCTTGCTCAAACTTGTCTTTACTAAACGCATCAGCAAGTTCATTTGCCAAAGCTTTACCTTGATTTGCAAAACTGATAGCAGCAGATTTTGTTGAACTTATTGAACTTGAAATACCTGAAAGAACTTCATTTATTTGGTCAAGTACTGACTGTACTTGTTCTGTCTTACAATCAAGTTCCAACATATTCCAAAGCATTTGCAAAATTTCACCGATTGCTGAAATAAGTAAAGCTGCAATTTTTTCTGCTACCATTTGAATAACTTGTCCTGCAGCAGGAGGGTTAATCCAACACTGAGCAGCAAAAGTAATCATCTTTACAATAGGAACAACAATTGTGAGAATTAAGAGAAGAACTTTCTTAAGAACATTTACAACTTTTAAGATTGCAAGAATAGCCGAAAGAATAGGAAGTTCTTTTGCAATACATTCAACAACTTCTTTTTCTCTTTCAGCAGCGGCAGCATCTCTATTTGCGTTATTTTCACCTGCAGAGTCGTCAGCAGCTTCAGCAGCACTTTTCTTTTTTGCTTCTCCGCCTCCGCCGCCACCGTCGTCATCTTCGTTGCTGTTGTCGTCGTCTCCGTTTCCATCAGAATTAAGAGATGCGTTGATACCTTTTTTCAAATCGTCGAGAAGATTACTTTGGTCTTCAAACTCTTCATTACCATCGTCATCAAAGTCATCACACCCAGGGTTGTATAATTGTGTTAAGTCACCACCACCCCCAGGGAATGGCCCAGGCCCAGGCTCAGGAGGAGAAACTGCAAGAACGTTTATAAGAATGTTTTCAAGTTCGCCTACCAAGAAGTCAACCTGAGAATCAAGTCCACCGCCTGGGAGCAATAAGTGAGTATCAGTTGGGTCACCACCCAAACTCAGTTTCATTGCGAGTTCGTTTGCATTTACTTCTGGGTTTGGGTCAGGTCCTAAACCTGCACCTGAAGACTCTGTCTTGAAGTCATCGTTATCAATCTTTTCAGGAACTTTGTACTTTGGCAGAGATGTCGCCATTGCGTGAAGCTCACGAAGACGATTTGCAATTTTTTCCATAATTGCATCTTCTTCAAGCTCCAACTCTTCAAGATTAGTTTTTGAAATTTCTCTTTTTGGGTTTAAGTCAGAATCACCGAACTCATAGTCGGAACCCAAGTAGCGGTCATATACTTTTTTAAGAAACTCTTCTGCCATAATAAAATTAGTTTTTTAAACTAAACGGCAAGAAGAATTACTTTAAATCTTCCATTCTGATAATAAGATCTTTGGCAGGAATTTTTGGCCACACATCTGACATATCAAAACCAATACAACTCATTTTTTGTTTTGGGTCAAGTTCTTTTATGTATGTCAATTCAAGGCCTTCTTCTTTCATAATTTTATTTATCTTTTGATTGATAATGTTATCAACTGCTCTCTGATATGTTGTGCCATAATAAAATTCAAAAGCTTCGTGAATTACTGTTCTCCAACATTGTGCAAAAAAGTAGTCCCAATTCATATCAACAAAAGCGTACTCATCACATTTGAATTTTATCTTTTTAAACAAATCAACAACGTATTCTTGTTCTCTTAAATCAAGACACTCAGGTGAGTTTGGGTCCCATACATCTAATACGAATCCTAAAGGACTGTTTTCTGCGATTGAACCAATTGCTTCGTGAAACACAATAGGAATAACTTTGTACCCACATTTTGCAAACTTTTTAACATCCTCATCAAACATTATAACTTCTGAGTTTGCATCAAGGCCGTTGAAATATAAGTTGAGCATCCAATCATAAATAGGCTCAAGCTTATCAGGATTCTGTGTTAGGTAGCAACAAAACTCTGCTGTATTTTCAATTCTTTTTTGGATTTCATTTTCAGGAACGAAGTTCTTTTTGTATAAATCTTTAATATATGTGCTGCTCATCAATAGCCTCAAATCGGTAGATGTTTGTGTCGAAGATTGAATTAAGTACTAAGAATCTTCTCAATTTTTCAATTATATTAACATCTGACAGATTTACTGCTTGAAGTTTTGATTGAGACCAACGACACAAGCCTCTCTTCGAGGTATCATATCCTGCAAAATAAAAACGAGTTCTTGTTTTCTTTTCTATTACTGCGAAATACATTATTTACCGTCATCTCCATAACACACATCAATATAATTCTTGTGTGCTTTCCAACCTTCTGAAAATACAAACCTTATAACTGCAGCATTTGCAACATCAAAAAGTTCCTTATACTTTTTTGAAAATTCATCATAAGAAACTTCTATAGGTTTGTCATTTTCATAGTCTTCTTTTTCAAGCATTGAGGTGTCCTTCTTAAATCAATTAGTAAGAGAACACTGCCTTTGTTTCGATTGTTTTATTAAGCCATTCCTCAAGGTAATCAATTTCAGGAACGAGAAAAGTTGTGATTGCAACAGGAGAGCATCTTTCTGTAAAAGTAACGATAAGACGTTCGTTGTCGAAAGAGTCTTCACTTATTTCAATCCAACAATCTTCATCTCCATCGCGGTCATAAGACCAACATTTTATTTTACTTTCGATGTCTGGGTTGTAATGAAAACCTTTAAGATTAAGTTTTGTCAAATCCATAGTGAACCTCCATTTAAAATATTAACGGCGGACCGAAGCCCGCCTTATTTTATTTCATAAACTTGTTGAACCCGCTTGGGATTGATTTCTTAGGCTTTGTTTTTGCCTCAGAACAGAAGTCTTGGTCAACATTCTGTGTTTCTGCAATGTTAAGTTTTCCTTCAAGGAACTTCTTAACTTCATTACAGTAATACTGTGCTGTACATACAGGAACATTCTGACCAATCATACCCATCTTCTGTTTAGGTACTTCTGGGAAATCATCAGGCAAAGCCATCAATCTCATACATTCACGGATTGAATAACCACGCTCTTCAACTGGGTGCCAAATACGACCCATTGAGCGACCGTACAAAGAAGGAAGTTTGTGTGTACCAAAATAAAGTGGAGCACCTGACATCCAACCTTTTCCCTGGGCTTTCTTTGAAATGAAGTAATCAATATCGTCTTTATCTTTCTGTCTTTCGAAGAAGTCCTTTACATTTGCAAGTTCACCACATTCGTCAGCACAGAAGTCTGCAGCAGCATTGTGTTTTGCCCACTCTTCGCGATATTTGTCACCCCATTTGCTCTTCAACCATTTTATCCAACCATCATCAGCTGAACGAACCTGACAAGCACCCTGCTGTTTTGGCAAATCGCCAATGATGTCCATAATTGCAGGAATAGGAGCAGGACCATCATATTCAAGATAAGGAGCATTGCTGTCCTTTACACAAATCATAAATGTACGAGTTCTGTTCTGTGGGAGACCGTGATGCAAAGTATTTACTTTTACAAGGTTGACACCATAACCTGCTTCATTTGCCATCTTTGTAAGCTTTTCTTTGATACCTGCTCCAAGAGGTGTTGCAAGTTTGTAAGCATTTTCAAAAATGTAAACTTTAGGCTTCAAATATTTCAAAACATTCGAAAGCATACCCAACATATTGTTATTCTGCATAGCATCAGAACCACGACCCATCTTTGAGTTGCTGCCTGACTGAGTATTTGCTGAAGAAAGTCCTGCACAAATAGGAACACCTACAACAACATCAAGGTCCTTAAACTCAGGCATATCCCAATTCCAAACAACCTTTTCGTTTCCTTCTGCATCAACTTCCGGTTTGAAATCTTCAGCAAGAGAATAGGCTCCGCCATTCAAATAAAAATGTTTAAGCTTGTTGCCTTTTACCTCATTCATATAGTTGAGATACAACTCCGAATTTGCAATTCCATCGTAGTCAAGAACTGCAGTAGGTGGGCAGCCAAAAGCCTTTTCAGCTCCGATGTCCATTCCGCCGATAAGAGGCTGATATGCAAGCCATCTGATATTTTTCGACATTAAATTAAATCCTCCAATAATCTAGTTTAAAAATAAAAAATTGAGCTTTAAGGCTCCTCTGGGTGCTTGATGTAATAATCAGTTTCTGCAAATAATTCACCGCATTCCGTAGGCTTCTTTTCATCGTTGATTGGATAACCAAAACAACAACAAGGAACCCTTTCACCATTTTGTTTAGGAGGCGCAACTCTGTATCTGCAAAGTCGACATCCTTTAGGCTTTGGAGCAGTTTTTGTTTTCTCTGATTTAGGTGCAGCTTTAGTTGTCTTTTTTGTGCTCATAAATTGATATTAACATTTTATCTTCAACAGATGCACAAACATTTTCCCAAGACTCAGCTGCATCTTTTACAGTTTCATAAGCAGGAGTTGTCAAATTGCAACGCTTACATCTGATAAAGTATTTTGTTTTATGATACAATTCGTCTTCAACTGCATTTGCGCCTGCAGTTGCATTGTGTCTTTCAATTGAACAGTTTGGGCAATAAAAGCCGCAGTTATTTGCTCTTGCTAACTGCTGCAGTATCTTTAGGTGCTTCTTCAACTTTTGTAAACCATTCATTAAGATCATCTCCTATTTTATCAAGTACGGGTGCAGGAAGAGGTACTTGTTCTTTATTCTTCATCGCATCGCGAGTTGCCTGCAAAACTTTTATAAGGTAATAACTTCTCTTAGGACGAAAAAGATCAATCACTGTTTGATTGTAAGTGTGGTCCTTCAAATACTTTTCAACTTCTTTTAAGTTTTCATTATAGTGCTTACATTTTTCAAAAAGAGCATCAATTTCAAGGTCTTCTGCTTTAATTATTGCAGTAAGAAAAAATTGTGACCTTAAGTCAAGATTTTTATATTCATCTTTGAAAAAACCAACCAAAGACTTAAACTCTTTTTGCATTCTTTCACAAGCCATTGTTGTGTTTACAATGAAGTACTTTTCATACGGAACAGTTGCACGCAATTCTTTATCAGAAAGTTTTGAAAGGTCAATCTTTTTCCTAACAACTCTAAATCTTGGGATAGGTCCACCAAGAGCAATCCAATAAAGAAACATTGTAAAAAATGCAAACATTAAAGCTGTGCTTAAAGGGTCCATCATATAAAACTCCTAATATAAAGGTTCTTCTTTTTGGTCAATTTCAATTTGTTTAGCCAAGTCTTCAAAGAATTTTATATCTTTGTACTTGTCGTATATTTCCATACACTGTTCGATTGTTATTCTTGCAAACCCAGGGAGCCAAGGAGAACCGTCTCCTTTTTCACCTTTGCCGAAACGAATACTCCAACCGCCTGTACCGTCAGGTGATATTTCAACAACCCACTGCATTTTGCTTTTAAGGATTGAATTGCCGTTCACCCACCAATCATTTTCAATCTTCATTAAGCTTATCCTCAAACTTTTTAATAAGTATTTTGCAAGGCGTTATTATTGCAAGAACGATTGTTATAACTGCAGCCAATACACAAACTAAAGGAGCCATTCCAATATAAGGGAACCCAGACCAAAAGTCGTACTTGTCAGTCTGTTCATTCCAAAAGAATTCCTTCATCACTTTCCCGATTGAACTGAATTCTCCATAAGGCTCGATAAAAAGCCCGCAATCAATCCAAGTAAAGAATATGAATAAAAAGTATGACACAGGCCATAAAATTAAACAAAGAATAAAAAACTTAGCAATCATCAGGATGCTCCTTAAAGTATTTTCTATCTGCAAACCAAACTTTGATTCTTGTGAGCACATCGTGAATTCGGTAACTAGATTTTTCTCTCTCCCTTAAAAGAAATGGGCGAGGATTATAACCTGAACGACACATAATACGATACAAGTCATCACATACAGGACATCTTACAGCGTTCTTTGGATTTGTTCGATGATAACCAAGTGTCACAACTTTTTCAAAAGTTGGCTTACTTTCGTTAACTTTTTCCAAACAAGCATTGTTCATATCGTCTGCATTTGTAATTATTTCACCTGTTTCAATATGACGCCAAGCACCGCCTTTGATGTTGCCATTGTCAGCTATATCTTGCTGATGAAGTCGAACTTCCCAGATAGCATCAAACTTTTCGTGTTTGCCGCCGACTCTTGTACACTCTTCCCGATATTCACCTAAGTTGTAAAATACCAAGCGGTCGTACTCTGAACCCTCAATAGGCTCATAAAGTTTTCCTGCTTCTCCAAAAGAACTGTATTTGAAAACGCCGTCATTCCTATCACACTTAAAGCCTACAGGTCTTACATAACCAATATCAGGATTTGATACCCAAGAACGCCACTTGTGAACTGTTTGTCCAACTCTTACATTATTTGTTTCACAAGCTTTGCAATAGCAGTCATATTCGTGGAACTCTGGGTCCCAGTAAAATTTTGATACAAGATTATGTCTTTTGATATAATTGAACTGTTTCTTTGCTTCTGCAGGACTTGGGAACTGTTCACATTCAAGAGCAATAGGCTCGTTGCTGCAAATTGAGGTACATCTTACTTTTTCAATATTTTCAGATTTATCTTCTTTGAATCTTTCAACTTTACAATTGCTACGAGCAGCAATAAAATAATAAACAGGAGTCCAATCACCTGTCTTAGGCAACTTTATTTTTATATCCTGTCTTTGATTTTTCTCAAGACACAATTCCAAACTTGCAATTACAACGCCGCAATTCTCGTCTTCTCTTGCAAGTCCGCGCCAATACCAAACGTTGATATGAAGAAGACTTCCGCGGCCGCCTACTCTGCAGATTTGCACAACAACTTTATGGCCTTTTCCTTTTTTGAAATCTTCGTCTCTTTCTTCGATAAAACGACAAGTGTTGAAATATTTTGTGTTGCACACTTCAATATCAACAAAGTCGTCTCTCAAATAAATTCTGCTATTCATATTGATTTATATTAACCTTCTTCCCAAGCTCGATCTTCCGCAGCTGAATCTCTGCCATAATCATAACCGAGGTCAAGAACCTCATCGTAAATTGTGTAGGCAATATCAACTCTTTTTGTAGGGTCTTTAATTGCTTCTTCGATGAGGCTGATTATCCAATCTCTGAACTTAACTTCACAGGCAGGTTGTAAACAACCCCAACGAATGTCGTGGTCAGGTGCTTTTGGTAAGTTTGGATTTTTTGCCATTTTAGTCCACCTTTATAAAGTTTTTGCAAGCCTGCTTTGAACCCTGATACAAAACATTGAACTGAGGAAGCAAAGCCTTTTCAGTTTCTGAAACAATCTTAATTCCATCAGGAGTTGCAACAAGGAAGAACAATTCGCCTACCTGAAAGTCGCAAAGGTCCCAGTCATCGTTTGCAAACTGTGCTGCCTTTTCTTCAGTAAGATCACGCCAAAAACCGCCGTCGCCGTGATCTTCAAAATACTGTAAATTTTTCTTATTTGCCTTCAAAACGTCAAGACGAGACTGAAGTTTGTCAAGAATAATATCAATGTTTTCAGTTGCCATAAAGTCCTCCTTTAATTTACAATAATAATATAAAGAGGACGGAGAGAAAGTTTAATTAGATGTGCAAATTTTGCCGAATTCGACTTTAAGTTCCATAACATAGGCTGTTCGCCAAAGTGGGTCAACCATTCGTCTTTTTCGGTCTTCGAGCGTTTTGTTTGCAAGAGTTTCAGTTTTGTAAAGTTTTACAGAAGTAAAGCTGTCAAACTTGGGCTTTGTTGAACCGCCCCAGAAAAGTAATTTATTGTTTCTTGAAGATACGATTGCAAAAGTCTGCTCCTTCAAACCAGTCATTTCATTTGCTTTATCTGCAAAATTGGCACCTGCAGTAAAATCTTGAACTACTTGTTTTCTCAACCAATCAGGCTCAGTTCTTCCTGTATCTTTTGCATATTTATTTGCTACTTCTGTATAGTCTCTCATTACTGACCTCCAAACTTTTTCTTAAGTCTTTCGTATTCTTCGCGCTCTTTCTTTTCAAGATATATAAGACGCTTTCTTTCTTCTTCCTCTTTTTCTTTTTCGTCAAGTTCATTGTATTTTGTTTGAAGAAGTCCGATTAAATCTTTTAATTCCTGAGGTGTAAAGAATTGTTCCATCTCAATTTCACGTCTCTTATTTCTGAAGTAAGAAAGCATTGGAAGAATACTTGCAGCGTTCTTTATAGGTATCTTTATTTCACCTTCACCTATAGGTCCTGTGCCTTCAACAACAAAAGTAAAGAACTGTGGATTTTCTTTCATCGCATCAATCAATTTATCAACAAGAAGTGATGCTGACTCATCAGAGTTGATAATATATCTTCTGCCCGACCAAGTGACATCTCCGTGTTTCTTTACAAAGTCAAGAAGAAACTTTTTAAGAAAAATATTTTGGTCAATTCTATCCAACATTATAACCCCATAGGAAGCATATCTCTTACTGATGTGATTGCAGTATAACCGTTGTTTCTTGCTTCCTGTGCAATCTTATCAATATTATCTTCGTACTGTAAACCCAGTGTTGTAAAAAGTTTAGCAACAAGAGTTCCTTCGCTATCATAAATACAAAGTGTTATGTGTCTCCAATTTAATGCACCCATTACGCATCCACCTTTTTTACTGGCTTATCAAGATATTTCCATTCTTCGACAGGCCAACTTTGGTCAGGCTCTCCATCAACTGCATTTTTGATAAACCAACCATAGCCGCCATCTTTGTAATATCCAATGAAAGTCTTTTCACAAATAGCCTTGCCGCCATAAGTTGTTGTCAATGTGCCGTGACAGAAAACTAATTCACCTGGGCGAGGATAATCTTTTTCCGATACATAATGCCATTCGTGATTGCTGCCATCTTTAAGGCCTTCATTATAACCTTCATTATAAACAGCCTTTAAGACGAATTCAATCTTTTTGGCATCTCTTCTTAAAACATCTGATAACTTCATAATTTTATATTAACTGTCACCCTTTATTCTCATATATTCCCATTGACCGTGTTCAATAAAATTATAAGCTTTTTCTTTTGGGAGGTCATCCCATATAGGAGGATTCTTATCTCTATTCCTACTATAACAATACTGTAGGGTTTTACCTTCTTTAAGTGCGGTTAGAAGTTCTTCTTCTGCCTTTAATCTTTTTGCCTCATAAGCTTTATAAGCTATCTTACGATCTTCTCTCCAAATCGGACTATTCATATCAGTTAACGCTTTTTCGATAAACTTATAATTTGTAAAGGGTTCCAACAATTTTGAGGCTTCCTTTATTGCATCACGGCATTCTTGACTAATCATTTTCAAACCCCCTAACAATATACTTCACCTTTCTTAGGTTTGAAAGTTAAACGACCATCTGACATAGGTAATGCTTTTAGGTGTGGATTTCCTTCAGTCCCTGGGAACCACATATTGCTGTAATGTTCATTTTCTTCTTTAACCCATTCTTTGAATATTTCATAGGCTTCTTTTTTCGATTTTGCCTGAATCTTTTTATGCTTGGTCTCTTCTTTACAGGTATGACAATTGCGCCAAGGGTTATAACCTTTCTGAGTTTTATTATAATAAAACTCATAAGTATTCAACATTTCAATTGGGTCAATCTTCATAAAAGTTTTGCAAAAACTTTTGTAAGACTTTTCAGATGGCGCATAACTGCCGTGTGAGAACGTATGTTCTGAGTTGCCGCACATAACTTCCCAGCTATTTACGCGGTCCATTGAATTTCGTAATGCAAGTTTGATAATTTCAAAACAATTACTTCTTGTTTCTTCGTCTGTATACATAAGAAGATCGTGGGTGTCGTGATAACTGCCTGGGCCGTGTTTTGCTACTGGTGCAAATCCTATCTTATCATCTTTTTTCCAAAGTTCAATCTTTGCCCAAGCGCTGTCCGTGCCCCAAGAGTTTTCGTGTCCGCGTATCATAAGAGCTGGGTACTCGTATTCAGATAAATTGTTGTCTGGGCTTCTTAAAGCAATTTTCAATGCAGCAAGGAACATAGCAGCGTTCTCTTCACAAGGTTCTTTTTCAAGAGCATCAATTGCTTCACGAACATTTCTTGGAAGCGGAGCATACCAATCGAAAACAGCTTTACCAATAACTTCAGCAGGAGCATCCCAATAGCAATCACAATTACTTACACGGAACTTTCCTTCAACGTCTCTTTTAATATCTTCGACATAAGTATGTTTCAATGTGTCTTTAATTGCTTCATACTGTTCGAGTGTATAATACTTATACACTGACTTTTTGAATTCTTTTCCATCAATAATTATACATCCTTCTTCTTTCAATTTGGTCTGCCTCCACTGCTTCTTTATATTCTTTTTTGATATACTCATTCCAAGGTACATCAATAAGCACAAGCTTTGCGCCTAAAAACCTATCAGGAATTCTTGTCTTACCAAAATTATTCAATGCTTTTTCAACCTGCTTTTCAGCAGACTCTTTGCTTTTTCTTTTTACAACCCAATAGTTGTTGCAATAAGCATAACTTTCCCATTCACCTGCAGCGTTCTTTCTATGTTTGATTTGAACTTCTTCACAATAGGCGCGGAAATATTTTGCTTTATTGTAATAGCGTTTTACTTCAAGTGCAAGATAGCCGTTATTACATTTGACAACATAATAAGGCTCAACATATTTATATCTTTTTCTTTTGGGTGTTTCAGGCTTTTGAATATATAAGTCAAGGTTTCTTTTACGCTTTTTGAAAAACATAATCAACTCCTAGGCGAATGACATTCCATTCCGCCAATTGCTGAGCCTTTATGTCTTACATATTTTGTTTCGTATTCTCTAAGAACGCCTTGTCCTTCAACAGATAAGAGGAAAGTATAAAACATAGATTGTGCAGCTTCTAAAGTTTTACAATATCGAACACGAACAAGAAGCTCTCTTGCGTATTCATCTGGGTTATCACGAACATATCTTGCAAGTGCAACACATACTTCGTGAACATCTTTTGCATTATTAACTTCTGCAGAGATTTTTGAAATGTCCGATGTACGAACTTGAGTCGGTCGTTTCATCGCTTCATTTATTGTTATAACTGCCATATTACAATATAATATAAAAAGACTTTAGGTAAAGTTTAATCTTGTATACCTACAACCCACTTTTCAGGATCTTCATCATAATTTGATATATTCACAAATATGTTATCAAGTATTTTTGTATCATTTTCAATATGTCGGCCTTCATCTTCTAACCATAAGTCAAAACTTTTCATCGGGGACTCAAGTAAAGTACAAATTAAAGTTAGGTTATGATTAAGCTCGAGCTTGGGATTGATATACCACCAAGTTTTTGTATCACGAAGAATGTCAGTATGAACTTCGTAATAAAAGCCGTCTTCTACGGGGTGAATATAATCTGTTTCAACTTGTAAGAATGCTTTAGCAATAATGTCTCTTATTCTCATAGTCACATCTCGTAATAAACATATTCAACTTTCCAATCTTCTTCTGGGTTTTGAACCTTTCGTCCTACGCTATACATATTTCGTATAAAAATATTTACTTTATCAATTGCGGAAGTATCGCTGTAGTCCCAATCTGCTGGGTACTTCTTCCATCGTATAAAGTCACCTTCAAATAGATTGCAAGAAATTTCTAAATCTTTGCCGCTAGTGCTGACGTCAAAAAACCACCACATATCACATTTGTTATGAAAGTCAGGACGCAACATAAAAAAGAAATCTGAACCTATAGAATGTACATCTTGAGGAGCAACGCCTTCTAAAAAGTATCTACAAATAAGTTCTTGTATTGTCACCATTTTAGTTCCTCAACTTTTATAACCCATTGAGAAGGATCTTTTTCTTTATAAATATCATCATCTTCAAAGAAGTTGTGAACGTGGATGAACAATTTTTCTTTACAATGTGGTCTTGATATATTTTCTGTCCAACCCTGATAATTGCCTTCATAGAGCCAACATTTCAAAACAGGACCAAGTGTATCAAAGTAAAAGTCAAAATGCCACCAAGTTGCATTGCCCTCTATATCTTCAGGTACAACTTTATAAATAAGTCCTTTTGGAGCCGACAGCCTGTGAAGGTCAATAAGTTCACTAGGATTTACATCAGTTAAAAATGCAGTACATATCAAATCTTTTGCATTCATATTTTCCAAGGCTCCTCTTCAATTTTTATAACCCACTCTTCAGGATCATTATATTGTCTTATGTCATTCGTTAGCATTGTGAAAGTGTTGTCGACTATAATACTGAAAGCATCTCGTCTAATATAACTATCTCCTGTCTCGAGCCACTTATCAAGCTTACCTGCATTTAAAACACATTTCAAAACTTTTCGAGGACCATCATAAAGTACAGACACATACCACCAAAGTCCCCAATCTGTGCAATCACGAGTAAGCTCATAATAATAACCGTTACCGCAGCAGCCAATTTTATCAAGAGGAACATCTAAAAATACTCTCTGAACAAACTCTTTTTCGGTCATTTTGCAAATCTTATCCACGGCCCATTAGGATAATCATAATCAATTTTCCCAATCTGGTGATTCTCTGGGTTCCAATGATGAAGCTCACAATATCTTAATGTTTTTGGTCCATCAATCCAATATAAGTATTCAGCATCCCAATTTTCTTTACACCAAACGTCAAAGTCCAATCGTTCTTTGAATGTATAAGGAACTGGGTTGCCAACAAATTCGTCTCCTCTAATATCTCTTCGATTTCCAAGAAGTGGAAATGCTTCCCAAGATAATATAGTGTTATAAAGATGGTTAAGAATCCCTGGGTCATCTTGCAACACATCTTCAAGTTTAGGATAACCATCGTAATATACTTTTGAAGCAACTATGTCGCCTGCAAAGAAATCAACATCAAATACCTCATCAGTCCCACTCTTTGTTCGCTGTCGGTATTGTCTGTGAATATCAATTGTAAGCTTCATTGCGATAATTGCTACTGTACTCATTCGTGCTTCCTAGGTGTTAGCTTTTTCAATCTAAAGTAATTTTGGCAAGTATCTTCATTGGGAGGGTTGGTAAAGTCATAGTAAACTTCTCCTGTTGGAAACTCTCTTTCTCTTCCTTTATCGTACTGACCCATCATTAACATCGCAGCAATCCAACCCTCTTGATACTGTCCTAAGTCTTTGTTTGTCATAACACATATACCGTCAGAGGAGGTGACATAAAAAATACGAAATATATAACCGCTGTGTACCATAGCTACCATAGCAATATCGTTAAGAGGAAGGTCATCTAATTCTGGGATTTCTACAATATAATCGAGGGCTTGATACTGTTCTTGATGAAATTGATTTTTGCCGTTAAAGAATTGAGCCATATAAAAGCCACCGTAAAAAGATAGAGGGTTGACATACATCAACCCTCGGGGATTAGCGCATCGCGCTTTGTTCCTCCACCACTTGCTTTTTAGGAAAGCAAGAAAACCGAGGGTGTCCCGATTGCTCGAAACAACTTATCCACCACCAATTTTTGAGAAAAATTGGAAAACATCGGTAAGGAGTAAACCATCAACTCCTTATGCCCGACCATCAGTTTTCTGTCAAAACTGCAAACTCTCAAAGGGATCCTGAACCTTGAGAAGTTTCACTTTCACTTTCAGTTGTCCGAACTCAACTAAAGCAGGGAGGGAAACCGAAAGCAATCCCTATGGGGAAGTTCTCCACCACCAAGTTTTCGTCTGACTTGAAACTTGGAAACCGTATAGAGTGGACCTGCCGAGAATTGAACTCGGGTCCCATACAGCAACTGCATAACACTTCTTTACAAGCTTAAGGTTGTATCTTGGGCGGGAACAACCAAAACCACTGCTGGGTTTTTATTTCGCCTTACAAGGAAAACATCCACCGAAACCTTTGCAAGGTTATCCGTTGGTCGATACGAACATTCCGCTAACGGAATCACGAAAGTCGCAGTTGGTCTTCAATGAGTCCAACTAGGATTTGCCTTAGGCAGCAGCGCGAGCGAAAACTGCGCGTGAACCACGAGCAAAAACTGAACGTTTAGTTGCAGTTATTTTGTTTCGTATTATATGGGTCGACACCCTGCTTGATGTTATTAAGTTCTCTGTAGGTCGAAACCTGTACAGGCCCTTATCTTAATTTATATTAACAACAAATTAGTTGTTAAGCTTCCATTATTGCTGCAGCTGCATCAACAGTGCGGCGCTGCCAAACTTTGCCATCTTTTTCAATAATGATAATCTTTCCGACATAAGGGTTGTCAAGAAGTTTTGCTTTATAACCGTTGTTTTCAACAGAAAGAGCTCTGCCTGCAACCAAGTCGTTAAGAATCTGTTTCAGCATATTGAAATGTGACATAAAATACCTCCTGCCTTCTTAGGCAATATAACTTGTATATTCTGTCCCGAAGTCCCTTTCTTTGCGAAGGACAACGAGTGTAATTCCTGTATCTGAGCCGTCATCAGCCTGCAAAGTACTTACACGACGAATTGTACCATCAGGAAGTTCTTGTTCTGAACCGAAGTTGACTCCTGCAATTCCAAACTTTTTATGAAGTTCGTCAAACATTTTTGAATACTGACCGTCTCCCATTACACCGTTTCCGTAATCAGCAACAACGTCAGCGATTTCATCAACAAGTTTGCTCAATTTGAACTCCTTAAAAAGAATTGGCAGCTTCCTCTCCTGGGTCAACTGCCGAACCCGAAACCCCTGAGGAACTTCCTCAGTTCAAAGCAGGCTGTCAAGCAACCTGACAATAATAATATAAAAACAAACTTTCAAAAGTTTAATTTTTATTCATATTTTCCTTCAGGTGGGTACAAAACGCCGCATCTTACGCATTCGCTGTACCATTTGCCATCAACTTTGTGGCCTGTGAAAACTTCTCCACCGCAGTTAGGACAAGGTCCTTCATATCCGTTTGGAAGAGGATTTGAACCATAAATGCCAATACGCTTCTTTTTTGTTTCTGAGCTTTTGCAATATTTATCATAATCTTCCTGTGAAACAAAAAGTTCACGGTCTTCGATTGTATAAGCGTCTTGAACATAGAAGTTTCCGTTGCTCTGACCGATTGCTTTATCAAGAACAATAACGTCTTCTTCACCGTTGTCTTCCAAGAGGTCTTCTTTATCGCCGTCATATTCGCTAAGCCAATCGCCGTCAAATGACAAGAAATTTTTATCACAGTTGTTCAACTTTCCGAAGTAAATAACAACTGCACCTTCGTTTTCTCCGAAAGGACCTGTGTGCATTGCCTGAACTTCAACATCTGCGGCAAGTGCCTTCTTAAGTTCTTCTTCAGTCTTCAACTGAACGCCGTGATTCTCAAGCTCAATAGGCGCATATTGGCTTTCGTTCATTATGCTCTCAAATAATTTATTATCCATTTTGTTCTCCTATTAGTCCTTTTTTGGGAAGAATGCACCGCAGCTTTTGCAGCCTTTGTACATCTTGCCGTCAAACTCTTTGTCGAAGAAATCGTTGCTGCCGCAGTTAGGACAAACATCAACTTCTTTGTTGTGAATTACTTTGTCAAACGCAGTCATTGATGCCCAGAGGTCAAGGTCTGCAACAGTGTAAGCATCAAGAGTATAATAGTTGTTATTGCTCTGACCGATTTTTTGGTCAAGAACGATAACTGTTTCTTCTGCATTGTCGTCAAGGAATTCATCAATGCTGCCATAGTCATCGTACTCAAGAACTTCGTCATCAACTTCCAACATATTACGAAGGTCTTTCATCTTACCAAAGCCGATAACAACAGCGTTTTCGTCTTCACCGAAAGGACCTGTGCTATGTGCCTCAACTTCAACACCTGCATCGAGCAAAGCTTGCAACTGCTCTTCTGTTTCAACCTGAGTCATACCATAATTTGACTCTCGATATACTGCTTCAAATAACTTCTTGTTCATTTCATTCTCCTATTTAGAATTTTCCAAAAGGCAAATGAACTTTTACGCAATCACCTTCGATTGTCATATTATGTTCAATGTCCTTATATTTATAACCGTAATCTTTTGGGACTGTGCGGCAAAAGTTTTTACGGAACTCTTCAGTGTCTTCAATTGGGTGCTCGAAAACAATTGTTATGTCTTCGTCACCGTTAGGTAAACAATCTACCATTTTATTGTCATTAAAACGATTGTATATTCTTTCCCAGTTTTTATAAAGATTGCGCATAAACTTGCTAACATCTTCATCTGTTCTGTCAGTTGCCTGTCTGTAATCGGCGTGCATCATTTCATTTTGTCCGTGCCAACTGATTGCAACAACTTTTCCGTATGGGAAGATTTCACATTTAAGATATATGTACTTTTTTAGATCTTTTACAGGAACACAAACAGAAAACAAATACAATTCTCCGCCTTCTTTGTTTCTGTTAGGCAATACACAGATTAAGTTCTTAGGCTCAAGAAACATATCAATAATCTTACAAGAAGTTTCTTTTGTCAAATGTTCATTGTGCATAAAATCGCGGTTCTTGTCTCTATCTGCAATTTCAAACCTATGAGCCTTTATTGCCTGTTTGATTTTTGCAACTGCATCAGCTGCTTCTTCGTGAGTATGGTGTCTTATTGCATTTGCTTTTGTTTCAAGCAATATTTCAAGAAAAACTTTATCGTTCATAACCTTTAAACTAAATTATATATTTAGTTGGAGGTTTGATATGAAGACAGAAGCAGAGTATTGTTCTGTTATTATGCACGCACTTAATGAAGCTGGGGTAGGATATAAAATCCCAGACCCTACAGGTCAATTTGCTGCAACAATCAAAAGATGCTTTGATATGATTGGTCGTATCGGAGATAGCCCAGTTTACCTTGAAGCAAAGTTCAACAAAAAGATGATGGCTTGTTCAATGAAAAGAGTTGAGGAACATCAGGCTTTTTATCTTGATGAGTTTTCAAAAGTAAAAGGCGCAAAGTGTTATCTTGCTTGGGGTATTCAGGTTGCAAGAGGCGATTGCCGTTCATATATTTTCGATTGGTCTGCAGTTTCTGAACTTTACAAAAAACAATTTTCATTTCACATTAAACACTTAGAGAAGCTGCCTTATAACGAGATACATAAAAGTACTTTTCAGTTTGTTAATATCATTACAAAAGACGATATAATTAAAGCCTGCGGAGATATTTATGATAAAGATTAAGTTTGTTTGTCCTGAATGTAAAAAAGAAGAAATAGTAAAAATAAAGGCAGGAGAAACTCCTGCCTGTCCGAAATGCTGTAATAAAGATATGATCCGTCAGTACGGTACAATCAAACTAGGCGATACAGTTGATGAACAAATGATTCACCTAGCTCAATCTATGTTATATTCTTAACACAAACAATCGTTCTCTGCGTCGTAAACGAACTGCTGACCATCGTTAAGTGTGATACCAATTTTGCCATCACATTCGCAAGTGCTCTTAACATCTTCAGGTGTAACTTCCCAGTCCATCAAAATACAGAACTTTTCAATTGCTTCATCAGCATTGTACCCTGGGTTGAAGCTTTCTTTAAGGAAACTTTCTACAAGTTTGTTGTCTTCAACTTTCTTTGACTCTTTAAGTGGGTCAAGGATTGCATCAGGATTGATGCTTAACTGACGAGCCATTTCAGATTGTGTAATACCGTGATCTTTCAAAATATCACCAATATCAAGTGCAGAGTAAAGTGTTGCTTTTGTCACACCAAGTTCATCTGCAATCTGTGGAACTGTCTTGTCACCTTTTAATACTTTTGCAATAACAACTTTTCTTGGAGTTGAGATTTTCTTTGAAAGAGGTTCATTCATTCTTGGGTCGCGGCAGAATTCATTCCAATCTTCAAGGAAGTCTGCATCGTGTGTATCTTCAGCACCGCCAACCATTGAATCCCAAGCGTTTCCTGTTCCTGCGCCTTTGCTTTCTGTTTCAGAAGTCATACCGTCAGGATTTACTGCGCCTTTTGTTGGGTCATCGTCTTCTTTGTTGTTGTATGAAATTGCTTCAGCCTTCAAATAACGACCAAGATAATACTGGAAGTTTCCAATCTTCATATCCTGATATTCGTCTGGGTTGAATGCTTTAATTGCTTTTTCAAATGCGATGTAAACCAAAGACAAGAAATCACCAAACTCGCCGTTTGCAATTCTCATTCTGATAACTTTCTTTGAAGCTTCCTTTCCGATGAAGTTTGTCCAGAAAGTATAGAAAATCATTTTCTTACATTTGTTCAAAAGGAAAATTTCAGCATCGTCGTCGCCTTCTTTTGCATCGAAGATTGCGCCGATAAGGTCGTCCTCATATTCGCGAGCTTTATCAGTCATAGCGAAAAGTTCGTCAAACTGAGAATTCAAAGCACCGTAATTATCTTCCTTTGCTTCTTTTATCTGTTCAGCCATTATAGTCTCCACTAATAAATATTTAGTGGAACTTATTTTATCTTTCGGGGATTGTTGTAAACAATTATTTTGTGAGGTTTATTTTTCTTATGACAGTGTTCAATATCGTTCTTTGTTCCGAGTGATGTACCGTCCCATAAGATAAGGCAATAATCACATTTATCAACCATTATTTCATTACGAATATGTCCTGCTGCTTTTCCGTATTTATCCCATTCTGCAGGAAAATCCCAAGTACCAAGATTATGATTATCAGCGAAGTTTTTTGCAATCATATCAACACCTTTGGCAAGGCCTTGTATAATTATAAAGTCTCTATCGCTAGAACCAAACTTTTTCTGATGTTCAGCATCAATCTCTTTGAGATAATCTATAATCTGTTTCTCAACCCAAGGAACATCAGTAATTGTTCTTGAGCCGCATACCATTACACCTATCATATTCCATCTTCAAAAAGTATTTTGTCTTTATAAACAATTTGAGTTGATGGCTCGTTAAAAGCAGGATGCAATTCAATAATAGCACATTCTAAAATGTTGTCAAAGCCTGTTGCCTTTACATCAAATGCCCAATCATCGTTCATATAAACAATCACTTCGTAAGTATCTACTATTCTGCCTTTATGCTTATGTACTTCAGTTTTCGTAATACGATTGTTTTCGAGCTTTTCTCTTCTTATATAAGCGGCGACTTCTTCATTCAATAAATAACCGTTCATCGCAAGCCAACCAAGAACGTTACGAAGAACATTATCATTTTCAGAATCGCGTATACTTTCTTTTAAACTCATATTACTTTTTCATATGTTCGAGAATATGGTCAGTAGGCTGCAATTCACAAGCCTTAATAACCAAACCATCAGCAGGACATCCTGCTCTTTCAACTCTTACTTTTGAGCTATCTGCAAAAACGTAATCTTTATTATCAACATCATCGTGAACTCTGATTGCTTTCATTCCAATTGAACCTACGAATGTACCAAAACCTGTCATCGAGTGCAAGTCAGATGTATCTGAACCGTCACGATATACCGAATAAAGAACTGGGTCAGGTTTAGCTTTTTGTCCTTCAGGTGAGTCAAATGTTGCATCAGGACATTCATTAAGAAATGTATCAATTGAAGCAAGTCGTGCTTGAAGTGAAGCAAAGTCACAGGTCAACAAAAAGTATCCTCTCTGTCCGCCTTCACGACAATTTTCTTTTTTCTTTATAAACATATATTCTCCCTAGCACCGAAATATGCCATAATCTTATATTTTATATTAACTAAATTTTATGTTAAAAATTGTAAAAGCAAATAACAACTTCTATTTATACAATGACTATGACTTCTTTGGTCCTTATCATTCAATTGCTGATGCAACTTTTGCAAGTCATACTCTTTCAAGACAACACAAAATAGCTATCGAAGAATCTGCTCAACTTTTAGGCTATAAGTTTATCACGATTGTGTAAAGCACCTATAAGATATTTTGAAAGTCGCATCCCAATCAAAAACTCCTGGGTCGTGAACTTTTAAGACAATCTCTTTATCGTTTTCTTCTAAACTAAAGTCCGCATCTTGCTTTGCTTTCAACCAAGATAATGTTGAATAGTTTTGAATTGCCCAAACTTCATCATTCATATAAATTGTTGCATAGCCTGCAACATAATTTATTGGCTTTACCCAGTTTGAAACATAATCATAATTTTGGTCAAGGTGAAACTCTAATTCCTCAGTTTCTAAATTATCAGAAAAGTCCATCCCAAGCATTATCTAGCTCCGTGTCAAAACGATACACCAACTTTACATCCTTATAAATATATTCTTTTCGAGGCGCGGTTATTATAAGGCAATCATCAAACTCTTCAATCGTAAATGAGTCAAAATATTCTTTTGAAAAATCCCAAGGATTGTCATCGTATTTACTTTGTATTGCAACATAATCATCACCACATTTGAGCATTGAATATCCTGTGATATAATTTTCAGGCTTCACAAATGTTGCAACCCATTTGCCTAAAATGTTTTCTTCAAAAGCAAGATGGACTTCTCTGAGTTCATTCATATATCTGCCTCTTGTGACTTCTTTCAAACTCATATTGTAAACGGCTCATTTCTCCAATCTCTTGGAGGTATTTTCTTTTCAAGCTCGTCCATTCTTTCAAGAAGTTTTGCAATAATTTCAAGCTCAAACCAATCAGGATTCATATTACCAGTAGGATGCGCGTTTCTTGCATCATCAATAATCTGTTGTGCTTCATTCAACTTTTCTTGACGGTAAGCTTCTTCCGCAGCTTTCTTTTCTGCTGCTCTCAATTCTTCAATTTTTGGCTCAACATATTGTTCCCAATTCTTACCATCAACTTCAGAGCTTACTCGAGGTCTTCCCATATAATCATAATTACTTAAAGCTTCTTTTGCAAACTCAAGAGCATCTTCTTCAGTAAAATTGTCATTAAGTTTTCGAAGATAGCAATGGCGGCAAAGTCCTTTGAAGCGGTCATTCATTTCCCAAACAAAAGTTTGTCCTTCTGCTTTATAAAGATCACCGCAGTTTTCACATTTAATTGTTTTTTCTTTTTCTTCAAAAAGGCCAAAGAGATGTTTGTCAACTCCATCAATATTTACTTTATAAGCCATTACTATTCCTCTTTTTCTTCAGATGCTTCTTCCTCGTCTTCGTCATCCTCTTCAAGTGGTGTCATTTTCATAATATCTGGGTCAAACAAATATTTTCCTAAACGACCAATCTTACCCTGATTCTGTTTAAGCATATGCATTTCACAATAATCTGGTAAGTCTTCCCATAGTTCTTTGTCTTCAATATAAAGTTCAGCATAATACTTTGGTCTGAACAAACCTACAGCCCAACGAACACGCTCAAGGAATGCTCCCGCATTTTTAATTTGATTTCTTACAGGACGGAACTTATTCAAATCATCAAGGTCATCAATGTGTTGTGCTTCACCTTCACCTTTACGATTCATCTGAAGAACAGCAATATAATGGAAACCAAGTTCCTTTGCCATTGCATTAAGGACGTTGATTGCAACTTCAATACCTTGTGCAAAGTTCATACCCTTTTCATCAGTAATCATAAACTCTTTAATCATCGAAAGCAAGTCGAACACAACAACCATATATTCTTGTCCGATGTCCTGCTGGAATTTTTTGATGTCCTGCTTAACTTGAGTTAAAGAAATCGAAGCACATTCACTGAAACGGAAATTCGGGTTTTGTTTCAAAATAGCAAACTGATTTTTGATTTCTTTCTTAACCATTTCAAACATTTCTTTGTCAGGAGGATTGACGATTGTGTCCATATCAATTCCTGTGTTCAAAGCAATGTCACGGTCAAATGTGTCCATAAGTCCCATTTCCAAAGAATAGTACATAAGAGGGACTCTTGACACCATCATTCTGTTAATCAAGTTCAAACACCAAGCAGACTTACCCATACCTGTCGCTGCAGCAATCAAACCACCACACCCAGGAGCTGGGCCGTATTTTACATACTTATCGAGGATTGGGTCGCCGAACATATACTGCTTACCGTTCTTACGATCTTCGAAGTTTTCCATATATGTTTTTTCAACATCTTCGAGAGTCATAATACGCTGCTTTCTTGTTATCGGCATCAAATCACTTTCGCTTTCATACAAAAGTTTTTTGATTTTTTCATTTACTTCGTCGCTACGAATTGGGTTTTCTGAAACAAGTTTTCTTACTTCATCAAGACGCTTAAGAGCATTGACAGACATCTTTGTGTCCTGCAACATTTCAACTGCGTCTTTAATAACAACATCAGGATTTGTGTTGATACCTGCAATAGCTTTAATAACATCAAATGTGACATTGATGTTTCTTGCTGATGCATCCTGAAATAATGCTTGAGTTGTTAAAGGGATGTTGTTGTTTGTAAGTTTTTCGATTGAGTCGAAAATATCTTTATAAGTCTCGTGAACGAATAAATCTTTTTCAACGCCTGTGACCTGAAAGTTGTCTTTGTTTACATAAAGGGCGTTAAGCAATCTCATTTCCGCAACGTTTACGGAAGTCTGCTCATCTAAGTTTTCAACCTTATTGTTCATATATTTAAATTAACCTCAAATTAGAATAAGCTGCCCGTAAACTCGACAGTTGTAGACTGCAAATAATTGTCCAAGAATTGAAGATAACAATTATGCAACTTAACTTCTCTTTCAACGAAATCCTGAATTGAATGAGAAAGTCCGTTCGACTCAATATCTTCAATCTTTACATTACTTACAAATAAAATACCCTTATTGAGCTGACCTGTTCTTTTACGAATCCAAGAGTCAAGGAAGGATAACATAAAACCACTTTTGTAAAGCTTCATCTTCTCTTTGTCAAAAGATTCATCAACAATTACAAGGTCAGTGTTTTCAAGCTTTTCAATTTTTGCAATTGCCTTTTCTTTTCTTTCTTCATTGAAGTCTTCAGCATCCATAAGTGTATGTATCAAATCATTCATCAATACATATCTTACTGAAAAGCCTTTTGACAATAAAGACTTACCTACCCAAGAGGCAAGTGTTGACTTTTGTGTACCGTTTGGTCCATACATATAAACCATCAACTTTCTTACTTCAGGATTGAGTTCAAACTGCTTTACATAATTTACTAAACGGTCTTTATCCGCTGCGGACTTTGTACCCGCATAAGAACGAGGTGAATAGTTGAAGTGGCGCATATCAAATCCGTTATGTTTGAACTGTCTCTCTAACTGATTTTCTGCAACCCACTTCTTGTGGCAATCACACTCCGTAGCGACCTGAAAGAAACCTGTCGGGTCAGTTTTGTATATGTACCCGTCTTTGCATTTACCACAAGATTTAAATTCCATAACTAATCATTCCACCAATTTTGTCTTTTTGCTTCAGAGAAAGCTGTTCTCTCTTCAAAAAGTTTTTTAAGGTCGTCATAATGACGGTCATAAATGTGCATTGAATCTGATGTCCAAATAATTGTACCAACTTCAAGGTCAGGATATGTTTCCTTCAAGTCTTCGTACATATTTTGATAAACGAAACAATTCCAAGCAAGGTCAGAACAAATGAAGCCATAACGAACATCATTACTTCTCATATTGTGAACCATAAATAATTTGTTATCACGAATGAAGAAATGTGAATACATTGTGCAAATCATATCGTGCATTCCGTCTCTTTTGTAATCTTTGTAGATTTCAGGACGGTTGTAAACAATAATTGCATTACGAGTTGTCTTGTCTTTTTTCAAAACATTCAAACACTCATCATACTGACTTCCATTTTCTTCACTGAAAACACACCAACCATAATTTGAATTGACAAGCTTTTTCTCGTCTTGTGTGCAGCACGACTGCCAAGTTGGATTGCTTTCAATTCCTTCGTGTCCTATGATTGATAAGTCCATAGACTTGTACCAATCAAGTTCCGACTTTACATACTTCTTTGGTGTCTGAAACATTTTGTCGATATAAACATAAGGTGAATATGGGTCAAGCTGAACAGTCTTTGCAAGAATTTCGGCATAAGAAGATTGTCCTTCAACTTGTGAAGCATTTGCACCTGTCTTTACGACATCATCATTCAAAATTTTTCCATATAAAGGCCAAAGAAGTTCTTCTCTGATAACTTCGTCGTTATGACGATTAAGTTCAATAGGCTCTTCTACTTTAAATTTTCTCATATTGTTATATTAACATAAAAAAGGGAGCGGCGTTCGTTTTCAATTGCCGCTCCCGATAAGGAGTATGATAAATTTAATTGATTTGCTTAGTAGTAGTTTACAAGTTCGCCTTTCAAGTATCTGACGTGGCGGCCTTGAATTGTTCTTGGCTCGCAAGTCATATATGCTTCAGTAAAGGTAAACTTTCCAACATTTTCTTTGCCGTGATCTTTTGCAAGCTGAGTAAAATACTGTGCAAACTTGTCGTTTACAACATAGTTATTACCAACTTCAAAGTCTTTATCGCCGTCTTTATTGTAATAAGCAGCGACTTTATCTTTTCCTTTGAAAAGGAATGAGTCCTGTCCGAAACATTCAACATCAGTTGGGTCGCCTACGAATTCTCCTGCATCATTCTGCTGAACAGGGTCGAACTGAATAAGCTGCAAACCAAAGTTGAACAATTCATCTTCAGACTTTATATCTTTATCTCTTCCGACTGGGAAGATTATCAAAGAATCTTCGTAAACCTGTTTAGGTGCATCAGTATCAGCACCTTCAATATATCCGCCTTTTACTGGGATAAAGCTAAACCCGTTCTTTTTTACAATATCTTTGAGCTTTGCAAATCTTGCTCTGTTCTCTTCTTCAGAACATTCGTTTCTGCTTGATGAAACAATCACATAAGGAAACTTTTCAAGATTGTTGAAGACACGGTTAAGAGAACGGCGAGATGCTTCTTTGAAAGAAGTATAACCATCAAGGTTGCCGCTGTAAATTGGCTCTCTTCGAACATCTTCAAACTCTTCAAGTATCTTTTCCATATTTGACTCCTTTTAGTTAGTCAATATCACCCCATAATTCAGGATGCTGTTTCATCATCTCTTTTGCTCTAGGACCCAGACTCCAAAGACGGGTTTTTTCACTGTACTGCAAAACGCCGAGAGCTCTAAGATGGGCAAGCTGACAATTATTCTGTCCATTGACACGACGTCGGTCAACAGGTTTTCCCTTTGAATAATTCCAATCTCTTATCTTTATGTAAGGCTGAACACCCATCTCTTCATTTATCTGGGCTCGGTTTTGTGGACCGAGAACATAAATCATATTAACAATTCTGAATGTAAGCGATGTGCTTTTAATTCTTGGACAAATCATATCTTAACTCCTTACTGTATATTTCCGTCTGTCTTGCTGAACTTATTGAAGGCACGAGCAACTTTATTAAGAGCAGTCTCAACATCATCGTTGTAAACTCTTACCTGAAGAATTGCGCCTGTGTTCACGAAGCAAATATCAATTGCATCAAACTTTTCCCACTTTTCTTCTGGGATGTATTTTCCATTTTCGTCTGAAATCAAAAACTCAAACTCGATGTGAATATTAGGAAATCTTGGGTCAGTATAAGTATAACCTTCTTTGCGATTTTCAAGATATTTCTTAAGCATTCTTCCTGTCATAATTTGCTCCTTGTTTTCGATTTACAATAATAATATAAAAGAAAAAGGACGGAAGTTTAATTCCGTCCTCAATATTTTTAAATTATTTTGTAATCAAATTACGCAAAATGCTTTCCGCAGCAAGGGCAAACCTTGAATGAGTTTGGCGAAAGCTGTCCACAACCGCCGTCTGATGAAGGACAATCAAGCAATGCAGGAGCATTGTCAGTCCATTCAACGTGGTCAAGTGAACCATCAGCCTTAAGTACTACGTCTTTGATGTAAGATTTTTCTTCATCAGTAAGTTCAGCATATCCCTTAAGAACTGCAATCTTTTCAGCGCTCAAACCTGATGTTGCTGCAACTCTTCTTACAGGAGCAGCTTCCTGAACAGGAGCACTTTCCTGTACTGTTTCCATCTTATCAAAAGAAGGAGCATCAGCAGGATTGTCTACTGGGATGTCAGTTGCTTCAACTTCAACCTTTGCAGATTCTGCAACAGTTGGCTCTGCATCCTTTTCGTTCTTCTTAGGATGTTCAGCCTTCCACTTTGCTGACTCTTCTTCAACAAGTTTCTCCAACTGCTTTGCATAGTCTGTGTCGAAAGCAAGGTCAATCTTCTGAATTGATTTGAACAAGTGCTTCTTGATTGTGTAATAAGAAGTTGGCTGGAAGTTCTTGTCGAGGTCATAACGCTGGTATGACAACTCTTCATCAGTCAAATCATTTTCAAAAGAAATGTATTTATATTCCGATGCATCAATACCCATTGACTTATCGAAGCCAGCTTTGATTGCTTCAGGTGTTGCAGAAACTGTACCATTGAAGAGGTTGTTTACTGTATCAGTACCGTCACCTGTTCTTGTGATAACAACATCGAAGTGTTCCCAACCTACCTTGAAGTTCTTACGAAGCTGTGTAAGTGGGCCGAAGAAACCGTAAGCAGGTACACCCTTTTCACAGAACTCTGTTGGCTTACCGTCCTTTGTCACTCCCGGCTTTACCGACTTTGAAAGAAGCTTTGTGTGTTTGTTTGTTTTACACCAATCGTCGCGGCGGTCAATACAGTTGATAAGCAACATCTCAGGAGCTTTCCAACCACGAGCACACTTGTAAGGCCATTCACCATCTGCAGGAGTATAACCGCCCTTCTTAATCATTTCATAGATTTCAGGCTGATCTTCTGCGTGGATTTCAACGCCCTTCTTCTTTCCTGTCTTAGGGTCCTTAATCCATTCTTTCTCAAGAACCTTATCAACGATACGCCAAATCAAATGGTCCTGCTCTGGGTCATCACCACGAAGTGGGAGATATAGATAGAAAGGTTTATTGTCATCACCTTTGATTTTTGAGATGTGCATAAACTTCATATCTGTTGGATTTTTGCGGTGGGCGAGAGGATCTTCCTCAACGAAGTTTCCTACGAAACGAACGATTGTTGGATGTTCCTTTGAAAGGCCGACATACTTGATGTCGTCATAATCGTTGCTGTAATTTTCAGCAGCTTCTTTTGCAGCTTTCTTATCAGCGGCTTTCTTTTCTTCGCTGCTAAGCCATTCATTGAATGCGTCATCGTCTTCTGATGATGCTCTTGAGTACATTACTTCATCACTCATTTGTTTTTCTCCTATAGCTCTTTGAGCTCTTAATTTATTTTAAACCTCATTGAGGTTATTTACTTAAATAATATTAACACTTTGTGCTGTTGCATAATTAGTGGAATATTAAATTTTGTAAACCTCAATACCGAAATCCTGCAAGTTCTTTGCACCGTCTGGCATTCGGTCATAAGCTTCGGCGTAAAAAACTTTCTTTATACCTGATTGTGCAATCATCTTTGCGCACCCTGGGCAAGGACAAGTTGAACAATAAAGTTCCAAATTTTCATAACTGTCGATTGATGTGTTGCGGCCAAGTTCAAGTACAGCATTCATCTCGGCGTGAACTTCATAAGCTTCAGAGAACTGATGATGTCTTGTACTATAATCTTTTGTAAGACGATCTTTTACTGTGAATACTTCATCACAATTCTTGAAACCTTTAGGTGTACCATTTACACCTGTTGAAATTATACGGTTATTTTTTACAATAAGACAACATACCTTGAGGCGAGTACAATGTGACATAGCTTTCAAAGATTGTGTTGTATCAATAAAAGCTTTCTTAATTCGCCAATCGAAAGAAGCCTGCTGAATACCTAACTCATTAAGATGAACACAAGTAATTGCTGCTTCTGGGTAATCTTTTGAAATATTGATTAAGAAGGGATTTTGAAAGTCGACTGGAAAGTCTGACTTTACCTGATAAGTGAAGGCAACTGGGTTTTCTTTTATTGACTGATCTTTCAATAATTCCTCAGTACCGTCTGCATAAGTGACATAGAGATTTTTCTCCACCATTGAATGTCTCCTATTTTATATCTTTAAGTTTTGTTGTTTTTATATTAACAAGTCCTGCAAGTCCAGCAAGTGACTTTCTTGTCCAAAACTTGCCTTTTTTATCCTGTGCAGCATAATATGTCGAACCCAAAACAGTGAACTTAAATAAAGTTGGATAATCTTCATTCCCGTCCATCTGTTTGAAGTTTGTCCACGCTTTTGAAATTTCTTCTGGCTTAAGCATTTACAAGCGCCTCTTGAATACCTTGTGAACCGATGATACGACCTACAATCTCTTCGTACCCGTCTTTTGTTCCGTCATAAACATCATATTCATAACGGCGGTCATCAAGGAACTTTTTGATATTTACATCAACATCTTTTGCTTCGTCTTCTGTTTGGAAACGGCCGTTTGCATTGTAAGGCTTAATTCTCTTTAAGAAGATATTTACATTCGAGTCACCGTATTTGTCAAACTCTTCCATAATTGCTTCTTTCAATTTAGGAGAAGCATCGGGCGCATACAAAGCTCCAAGCAAAATTGGTGAGTCGGTAATAATTACATCAACTTTGCCAAAACAGCGGCTGATTTTGAATGCCTGCTTACCTGTGACATAAAACTGATTTTTGAATACTTCAGAGTTGTCTTCCCAAACTTTGTCTTTTGCAAACTCAGAAACGTATTCACAGTCAATTCCTGCAAGCTTCAACTGTGAAAATATATAAGCTGCTCCTGTTGACTTTCCTGTCCCTGGGCCACCAAAAAGATTTATAATGATTGTGTTTTTCATATAATTAAATTAACATAAATTTATTTCAAGGCGAATTTTTGAACTATAATGGAGGGAATAATAAGGAGATTAAGAGGTAAATTTATTTGCTAAATTTGTATGAAAATCTTTTTGAAAAACTTTATTATTTTTTGTGTAGGTTTTACTCTTTATCAATGTATCGAAGGCATTTGGAAAACAATCGGCCCAGGGATGGGAGGAGTTGAATGCTTTTTGATGGGAGTACTTGGCGGTCTTTCATTATTATTGGTTGGCGGCCTTAATAAGAAGTTGACTTGGGAAATGCCTTTTTGGTTGCAATCAATTATTGGTGGATTCATAATTGTTTCACTTGAATTTGTGACTGGGTTGATTGTAAATAAATGGGCTTGTCCTGCACTCGGAAGACCTATCATTTGGGACTATTCAAATATCCCAGGGAATATCTTAGGTCAAATATGTCCTCAATTTTTTGCAGCTTGGGTTGTACTTGCAGCCATTTGCATTTTAGTTGACGACTACTTAAGATTCAAAATCTATGGTGAAGAAAAGCCTCATTATGTTTGGTGGTGGAAAAAATAATTACTTAGGCAATATCAATCTTGAATCCCAGCCGAAACGGAATCCTTTTTCCGATGAGCTTGCGTGTTTCTTGATATATTCCATTAGGAACTGATGGCATCTTGTGTTGCCTTCAGCTTCCTTTCGCCACTGTTCAGCTTTTTCAAACATATCTTTTTCAAGTTCGACTCCGATGTAATCGCGGTCACAAAGATATGCAGCAATTCCTGAAGAACCTGAACCCATAAACGGGTCAAGAACTGTTTGTCCTTTAAGAGACGAAACCATAATCAATTCAGTAAACAATAAGACAGGCTTTTGACAACTGTGTATTTGTTTTTCACCAACATTATTGTATGCAGGCGGGGTAAAGAATGAAACATTACCAAGCCCTGTCCATCTTACTCTCATTCCTGTTGATTGGTCAAGCGCCCAACCTCTTGGCTTACCGTCCTTTACATAAGGAACAATAACTTCTCGCAAATATTCAACTGCATTCCAAGTATATTTTGTTGGGTCTTTTGTCAAATGCATAATCTCTTCGCGTTGTGACTTAAGTTTATGTGTTGCTCCTCTTCCTTTAGGTCGACAATAAACCATCGCATTTTCCCAATGATTGAATAAGCCGCTGCGGTTAACACATTTTATAACTGTTTCAATTTTTGTTATGCCGTAAAACATCCACATTGAACCCGTAGGCTTCAACACTCTTTTGCATTCCGCCAGGAATTTGTCTAGGAAACCCTCGTACTCTTCATCAGACATTTTATCCCAGTCAGAGTTTTGCATATGATTTGAACCATCAAATGAAATAGCATAGGGAGGATCTGTGCAAATCAAATCAATCGAGGCATCCTCAAGGGATGCCATAACTTCAAAGCAATCTTTATTTATATACATCCTATCAAATTAGTTTAAACATTAAATATTCTCTTTGATAGTGACGTCGCGGAATTTGATATGTTGGTCATATCTTACGCCGATACGAATATATAAAATGCCTTCAATAGGTTTTGGTCCGAAAGTACAATAAATCTTGCCTTCTTTTGAGTCCTGAACTGCGAGACAACCTTGCATCCATTTGTCATTGATACCAATACCGTCGTAAGGCTCTTTTGCATCAAGCCAATCTGTTGCTCCCAAAACTTTAATATACATTGAGTCAACATTGAAAGCTTTTGTATCTTTGTCTTGTGTAATACCTTCAGCATCTTCGAAGTTGATGAAAATACCGTTTGCAATTTTCATATCATATTTCAAAGTCACATAACGCTTTCCCATTTTAGGACATTCGCTATAATTAAGACCTGTCTTTATCCAAGATACATCAGAGAACACACCCGAAGTAATATACCCAGTTCCATTGATTGAGAAGTCAAGCTCAGGCCACTGATATTTACCTGCGAGCATTTGCAATTCATTATAGTTTCTCAAATCTGTTTGTGGGTCCCATTCGCCGCAACTGTTTACAATCATTTGGTCCTGAACTTCGCCTGAATAAACACGACGACTTTCATCAGAGATTGTATCAATGCGGAAATTATAATCAGCGTGGTGTTCGCCGTTTACATCACCAAAAATGTTGTAAGTCTCGGCATCAATTGTTGTGACTTCTTGATAAATACCTTCAGGAATTACCAAGTCTTCTTTTATTTCAAGAGGCGGGTTGTAAGCATCATAAGTAAGTTCTGGGAATCTTTCATAATCAAGTCCGAAAGCAGACATCTTTGAAATATGAGTTCCTTTTGTAAACTTCTTTAATGTTCTGTAATTAAGATGTGATGCTGTAATAATATCGCCTGCTCTTGGTGTTAAAATACCCGAAACATATCTGTACCCGAATGTTGCTGGTCTTGTTGATAAAACAATTCTTTCATTTAATAAAGTATCTTTATCTTGTTGCAATTCTTCACATACAATCAATTCGTTAGAGAAGAAGATTGTTGAATTGTAAGTGTATGACATTTTGAATATCATAGGATAAACGTGGGAAGATATAACGCCTGACATTTCTCTTAATGAAGATGTAAAATGACACTTAATCTTTTTGAAGAATCCTCTCGCTGACAAAGACTCAGGATAAGCTTCACCTGCATAATCAATTGTCAAGTTCTGAGCAACTGGGTTATTCAAATCCAATTCAATTCTTCCTACTTCCTGCCAAACACCATTGATGCTTACAAGCAATTTTACAGTACCATACCCAGGGTTATAAAATTCTGGGACATCAATTGTAAACTCATAATCGTCAAGAATAACGTGGTCGAAGTGTTCGTTTGTTTTTATATCTGTTGCATCAAACTCTTTATCACAAACAAATGTTAAGTCTTTATCTTCAAATGTTGCAGGCTCAGGAGGCAACATCTTGTTTACATCAACACCAATTTTAATAAGCTCTTGGTCAACATAAGCTTTTGTTGCAACTTGCTGATCTTTCTCAGGTGTATAATCGGGCAACATTTCCTGACGACCATCTGTCGTAATCATATGCTCAGGAAGCTTGCGTCCGCAATAACGATAACCTGTGATATAGAATGGCATATCATATTCAGGCATACCATCTGTGAATGAAAGATAACCTACACCTATATCAATTGTCCACTTTTTGAGACCGAAAGGAATTATATCGCCGTTTGCGTCTTCAATTGTCAAATGCCATTCTTCGTTCTGAATAACATCAATAAGTTTTTCTGAAAAGAAAACGGCGCGGTCATTTACTTTGTCAACTTTGATATGTGTAAACTTTTCAACAACTGGGACTGAACTTCCACCGATTGCTGCATAATATAAATCTCCGCGCCAAATAAGACCTTCAGGAGAAGCAGGAATGAATTCAGAGTCAAGCCATATTGATTTTGCATCAACCTTAGGTGATACTGTTTCAGGCTCCTCAAACCAAGCAAGATTGTTATCAGTGTTTGATTTGTTCTTGATAACATTCTTGTATGAGGCTTCTGCAATATGTTTTGTATATTTATCTACGCTCATTGATTGACTCCTCTATCGACTTGACAAGAGCTCTTAAATTAACAGGCTTGCTTATCAATAATTTTATGTATAAATAACCTTCATCAACAATTGGGTCTTTACCGAAAGTCACCCATCTTCTTTCTTGTGTACTTCTGAATAAGTCAAGACCGTTGAAGTTATCTCTGTTTTCCCAATGTCCAAAACCTGCATAAGGCTCATTACAATTTACCCAACGAGTAAGAACATTTGAAGGTGCAACTGATGCATAAATATCAATCCCTTTTAATGTTCCATTTTTGTTTACAGGGTAAGGTTGGTCTTCATCATCAACAATGTCCATATAAAAGTTGTTCATTCTAGGACAAGGGAATCTTAAAGTTATTACTTGTGTTGCAGGCTTATCGCTGTAATCAGGTCCAATACCAAATTGTGTATAATCAGTTTTACCTACAATTGCACTGTGATCTTTTACCTGTGCCTCATCAAAAGGAAGCACATCAGTAGGTACATATTTTTGAACTACTTCAATAACTCCATTCTCAGGAGCATAAGGAGAAAGACCTACATAACGGTATTCTTCTTCATCTGAGTAATCAATATTTATAAAGTCGGTTTCTTGTTCAATTGTTGTACTTCTTGTAAGACTTTTAACCTCAGCAGTAAACTTAATCTTACCAAAGTAATCGTCTAAAGAGATTTCTTTTAATTCGTAAACAAGTTGATTACCGCTATATTCTTCAGGCTTACAAGGAATTATATAACCCACATCAACATTAATTGGGTCAATAGGCGCGTATTGATTTTTGAAGTTCTTAACGATAAGTCTGAATGAAATATCAATATCACCATTAGATGCTTTAACGCCTGAGACATAATTGTTATAAGTAGGCTGCTTTACAATCTCAATTCTTCCTGAAGGCTCAAAGTCATTGTAAACATTTACATAAACTGTATTTGATTTCCAGAAAATATCTGGGTCATTTACACTTCTTTGAATAAAATAAACTTTGTGAGTGCCTTCTTCAATTTCAGTTTCATAATCGAAAGAGAAGCCTTTATAATAACCGTGAAATGATTTGAACTTAGGATAAGCTTCACCGTAATAAGTTATGTTAAACTTACCTCTTCTGCCTTCTGCAAAAGTTGTATTCTCATCGTCATAACAATTCAATGTTTCAACAAGAACATCATCAATGTAAGCTTCAACACGGCAGCCGTTATAGAAAACGATACCGTCAGTACCTACAAAGATTTTATTTGCAGCCCAAGTATTTTTCAATGTATTTACATCAAGAACTTCAATCTCTTCTGCTTTGTTTTTAATATCAATTAAGTCAAGACATTCAGGCTCTGTAGGCTCGATTGTTCCAACTCTGTCGTCTATGTTGTCAATTGCATCTTTATAATCTTTTAAGAGTTGGTTGAAAGCAATAAGTACTTCACCTACTGTCAATGACGACATCATAACCGCGCCATTATTGAAGTCCTGATTATCATTTGATTTGTGAAGTCTTTGATTAGTTGCCCAAACGTTCGCAATATCCTGATTAAGATCAGTGATGTCGTCCATCTTATGTTGATGTTTTTGGACGTGAGTTGCAATCGCTTCAAGTTGGCCGTTGTTATTTATAATGATTGTTTCTTCATCAACGAGATTGCTTAAGTTCTGAACCAAAGTTTGATAAAGAGATACATTATTGATTATGTTCTTTATATATTGTTCAAGGTCTTTGATTTGGTCTGCAGTATGTTGGTGATTTGCACAATCTCCACCGCCTTCGTTTAAGTAATCAGTAAGAATGTCTGGGTTTACACACAAACGACCTTCTCTGTCGAAAGACAAAGAATCTTCATCAATATCAACTGAAATTACTGTACCGCCTCTTGTGACTTCAACTTTAATACCGTCACCTGGGAGTGGCTTAATCTTTACAAGAGATTCTTCAACACTATTAAGTCTGTTCTTTAATTGTGTAATCTCTGATGTGACAGCAGACAAATCAACATTTATGATAGGTGTTGTTGAACCGCCACCAACTTCCGCGCCTTCAGGAAGACCTACAGCGCAAAGTTGTCCAAACTCATTGATACCAATTGTCTCTTCGTCAAGTTTTAAGTTTGCAGAAATTTTTCCTGTAGCTTGGTCAAACTTGAATTGAATTGGGTTGAGTGTATTATTTGTAAAGATTGTGCTGAGCTGTGCAGCAATCAGCTTATTAAGATTGTCGTCAGTTATTGCTTCGAGCTTTTGATAAACTTCTTGAGGCAAATCATCATATTCAATGTCGCCTCCTGCAACAATATTTCCTGCGTTATCAAGTCGAACTTTTGTGTACCAACCTGCATCTGGGACGTTTGTATGTCTATCTGGGTTAAAGCAAACTATACCGTCAGTGATACGCCAATAAGAGCGTTCTGAAAGGGTACCTCTTGACTCACAAATGTAAACAAGCCATTTATCTTTTGTATATTGGGTACCGTTAAGCGCTCCACTTTCTGTTATGTAATATGCGGCAAAATCTAAATCTGTAACTGAAGGTAAGACACCTAAAGCAGGCGACCAAACACCATAGAAAGTATTCATATAAAATTAGTCGCCTGCTTTGTATTTATTTGATTTTGAAATCTGTTGAAACGAAACGAACTGTTACTTTTGGGTTGTTATATGTTTCAAGTTCCTTCATCAAGTTTGTAAACTTTTCAAACTGACTATCAATTACTTCAGAAGGAACATTGCTGCGGTCAACACCATTTGCGATGTCGTCAGCAACACGGTCGGCACAAAGCTGTTTGTCAAAAGCATCTTCCATAACAAAAACTACAATGTCGTTGTGAGGGAAGCGTCTTGCAAGATCCTTGATTGAACCTAAACGCAAGTTTGTATTTGAAAGAAAAACGTTAAAGCCACCTGCGAGTTCAGCAATCATACGGTTGTCAGCCATTTTGAAAACTTTATCGTTCTGTGACTGGTCTGAAACATTACCAAGTTCTTTTCTTATATTGTCAAGATTGATTTCAGTTGCCTGTACACCTTTTAAGAAGTAATCAGCAAACTTTGATTTTCCTGAACCTGAAATACCAACAGTTAAGTAAATTATAGGTCCCACTTTATTCCTCCAATAATTTAGTTTAAAAACTCGTGAGGGAAAGCATTTTCATCGAAAACGGCCCAACCCTTAACATAATCTTCTAAAACAATATTACCATCTTTATCTTTTTTATAAAGAAGATTACCTAGAAAGTCAACAGTTGCAAAAGTTTTTTGAGGATAAGCTTTTATGACATATATCTGGTCAAAGTCGGTAAGGTCCTTTTGAGTCACAACATTGCCTTTATGCCAATTGATAGGTGTGTTAACTTTGATTTCTTCCATAACCTGCCTGTGCCATTTTCTGTTTGTCAAAAACTGATTTACCGTACCAAGATTCTTCTTTCCAAGTAATAAGATTGAAGTTCTTATGGTAATCATCCCAAACAAACACAAGATAGTTCCATTCGTCTTGTGCAACATTGATTGAACCATCTGTGTTAAAATACGCAACCAAAGGGTCTTTCAATAACGCTTTGATGTCAACATTGCCGCGGTCCCGTAAACGTTCTGCGGCGTGTTTTGAGATATGAAAATTGTCAGCAATCTCCTGTCTTTCGGCAGGAGTCAATTCTTCACCTCTATACTTAATCTGCATCAACTTCCTTCCAAGCTTTGTAAATCTTGGGTCCCTGACGAGCAAACCAATCAACCATTTCCTCGTTTGTTGCCCAAGCATCAGCAGGCAAAGAGCTTTCATCAAGCCCACTTTCCATCAAGAAAGCGTGGACGATTTCGTGCCTTACAACACGACGCATATCAATGTATTCATCTTTCAAAGAGAATGCGAGGTTGTCAATTGCAACAACTTTAGGGTTTGCGATAACGATTTCCCGAGCGGGTCCGTTTGCGTATCCCTTTGCATCTTCAAAAGCAGGGTCATCATCGCGGTAAATGATTTTCCATTCACTGCCGAGGATGTTCACTTTTCTGATAATTTCGCCGTTTTCCATTTCGGTTGCTTTCTTCTTAGGCATTCTTAATCCACCTTACTGCTGTATAAATATCTTCAATACTGTAGTCACCGTTTGAATCTTCAATCGTTCCAAGACGGCTTGCAACATATTCTGCTGCCTGACTGATTGAACCATTCACGAACGCAGCATCACCTGCGTATCGTTCAAGTATTATTTCGTAAACAACATTTGCATCAGACATATTCAACGTCTCCTCTTTCGATTGCTTCACGAATATAGTCTTCAGTTTTTGCAGCTTCATCGAAGTCTTCTGGGAGACCGTAATAAGCGCCTTTTTCAAGAACATACACAAGACCGTATCTGTCTTCAAGACCTGCTTTTTCTTCTGCAAAAACATACATACCTTTCAACATAATCTTCCTCCTAAACTGTTATTCTGTCCCACTTTGCAATAGACCCAGGGATCTTTGCCCATTCTTTACAAAAAGCCTTAAACTCAGAAGTTTCATCAGATGTGAATTCCTCAACAACCCGACTTCTCCAAAGAAGTTTTCCTTCTGGGTCGTAAACCGCATACTGAACTTTGTCATCTTGATGTTCAGCTCTTAAAACTGCCAAGGAAATCCCTTTTATAATAAGGTCAACAATTGCAACCCCGCCAATCACTGCAAGAACATATACAAGGTTTATCATACCCACTCCATCAAAGTAATATCTTTAAGATATACCTTACGATCTTTGTAAGGGCTGTAATCATCGTCAGTAACGATTTGAATATAATCTTTTTTGAAGTTTCTGCCTAGGTGAAACTGAAACACAATATCACCTTGCATAAACTGTTCGTTTCCGTTATACATAAAGTATATTTTATTGCATCTTTCAAAAATATTTGACTGACATCTGAAAGAGCCCCAACTCATATTGCAAGGATAGATACCTTTTGTCTTTTCGTTGATAAAGTTTTCAAACTTCTTAAACTTTGGCTCCCAGTACTTGCGGCGAAGAATACCGTAAATGTGTCGAACGGGAGCAGTAAAATCCTGCTTAAGGCAGTAAAGGAAACGGCCTACTTCTCGTTTGCTGAACTCGAAAGGGGCTCCAGTTTTCAACATATCAATGTAAAAGAAAAACAACTTTGAACCGCTATTTCCCATATTACCAAGACTCCTTTGCGATTTCGTCAGCAAGTTTCTGGTCGTATTCACGGTCACCCTTAAGATACTGTTTGAAGTAATCTTTTGCAAGGCTGATTGGACCAGCAGGAATAAACCAATCCTGTCCGAAGTCAATATAAAGGCCTGGGACCTTTTCGTCACTTGTATATTTTGTTTCACTTTCAAGAAGTGTTGAAACATACCACCCAGGTGTCCACTGCCACCAATGTGTTCCGTTCTTGCGTTCAACTCTGATAAGGAAGTGAACTGAAGGTTCATTCTGAGGCAATCCCTGCCAATCTGTTTCAAATATAGCAAGAGCATATTTTCCGTCAATATTCTTAACTGCTGTAGCCTTTCTAATATCCATAAGTTCCTCCTTTTGAACTGTTTACAATAATAATATAAAGAAGTCGGTTGGGAAGTTTAATTTTTCACTAAATTTTTATTAAAGTTAATATATTTTTTAGAGGTTATTTATGGGTAGAAAAGCCAAGTTGATACGAGTAAACTTTACTCCTGTTGAAAACGCCGCTGCATTTATTGTAGCTTTTGTCGATAACGAAGATGACGGATTTAAGAAAATTGTCAAAGAAGCTTATTCAAATTGGTCAACTGACAACAATATCAACTGGGAAGAAAAACAGCTTAAAATCGTAACTGAACTTTCTTCTTATTCGTTTGTCGCAAATGTCGATCTTGACGAAAAGTATTCTGACTGGGAAGATTTTTATATTCTTCATTTTCAAAAGACATCTGACTACAAGGTCCGTTAATATTTATTTATGTTAATACTAAAGTCTCTTCATCTTGAACATTTTATGTGTATCACTGAAGCCGATTTGAATTTTGATGCAAACTGCATTATCATTGAAGGCGATAACGGTCAGGGAAAATCGGCAGTTATGGAAGCAATTGCAATTTGTCTTTCTGAAAGAAAACGCTCTGACTCTGTAAAAGAGTTTATTCAAAAGCCACACGACCACGCAAAAATTATTCTTGATTTAATTTATAACGATGAACAAATTATCTTTGATGTAAACCTCAATCATAAAGGCGGTACACCTCTTGAAAGAGATGTGTTGTATAAAGACCGTCATTATATCAATTCTGAAGTAACCGAGCTTATCAAAGAACTCGACTTTACTTTCTATTCTGACATCATTATGCAAATGCAAGGACAGGACGACATTGCAACAATGACACCTGTTATGCGATTGAACTTGTTGCAGCGACTTTTCCAATTTGACTTTACTGAAGAGATTGGCCCAATTCAGGAAAAGCTTGAAGAGTTTGTAAAGAATAAGGAACTTGATAACGATAAGATTGACTTCTTAGAGAAAGCAAATAAACAAAAAGACACAACATTGAAATCTTTGAAAGAAAAAGATTTTTCTTTCTCAAAAGAAGATTACGATAATTATAAAAATGAACTTGAGGACAAAAAAGCTCAGGTTGAAAAGTTGAGCAACGACTTGGACCAAACATTTGAAATCTTGCAAAAGAAAACAGACATCCAAGGAATGATTGATACAATTGAAAATCAGCAAGCAGGTATCGCACAAAAGCTTCTTGACAATAAGAAGGCTGCTGAAGCATTAAAGAAAGCTGACTACCAAAAACAGATTTTTAATTTAGGTACTGTCAAAGGCGAAGCTATAGTGAAGAAGTCTGCTGCTGAAGAGATTATCAAAACTAAGAAAAATGCAATCGCTCAATTGGAAACTTCAATCTCAAGTATCAATGTTCAGATAGGTGAGCTTAATGCTGCAAAAAAGAATTGTGACCACAAACTTGAATTAGCAAAGAAAGGTATTTGTCCTGAATGTGAAAAGCCTACTGATGATATTGATACTGTAAAGATTATCAAGGAAAAAGAAGAATACGATGATAAGATTGGTGATGAAATCGAAAAGAAAGACAATCTTATTATTGAAATGAATAAATATAAAGATGAGGTTGCAGCCCAGCGTAAGGAAATATCTGTTCTTGAAGCAAACATCTCAAAATTTGATACTGAAGCAAAAATGTTGGAACAACAAGAAGCTGCTGAAAAAGCAAAACTTATTCCTGAAGAAAAGATTAAAGAGTTTGAGGATAAGCTTAAAGAACTTGATGATAAGGCAAAACCTTTATATGATTTAATACACGACTATGACGACCAATTGAGTGACAGAAACAAAAAGACACTTGAGAAGTCTAAGTTAAAAACTGAAATCGCTGACCTTGAGGAAAAGATTAAAGGCTCTGATGAAATTGCAGACCATAACAAAGTTGTTGAGCTTCAGAGAATGTCAATCAAAAACGAAATACTTGAAAATGAAAAGAACATTGAAGTTTTCAGAAACTTGATTTCAGATATTGATTTGAATGTTCAAACTTACAATGAAGTATTAAGAGTTCTTGATAAAGAATTGCCTAATTACCTTGTAGTAAAAACTTGTGCAAAGCTTGAAGCTGAAATGAACAACTTCGTAAATATCGTTTTCCCAAACTTCCGTTTGAGATTGTTGCAATCAAGAAGAGGTGTTGAATTCTTCTACACAACAGACCCAAATGTTGATATGACTGACATAAAGAAACTTATCAATTCAAAGATGGCTTCAGGTTATGAAAAGTCTGTATTGGGACTTGCTTTCAAAGTTGCATTGTGTAAGGCTTACAACCTTTCATTTATTGCTCTTGATGAAATTGATGCTGCTGCTTCTGAAGGCAATTCAGTTCTTACAATGGAATCTTTGATAAGTTCAAACATTTTCAATCAGATATTCTTTATTACTCATAAAGAGGCAACTCGTGACATCATCAAGTCTTTGAGTAATTCAGTTATCTGTTATCATACAGAAAAAGGTGTATTCACAAATGAAGACGCAGATTAAATTGTGGTTTAAATTCAACAAGTACTCTTTTATTGAACTCGGTTGGACTCTTGGTTCTTTGATTTGTGATATACTTGTCGCACATCATTGGTGGGGTAATTTGTTTACTCCGCTTCATATCGTATGGTGGGTGATTGCTGTTCCTTGGACTTTGTTTGGCTTTTATCGAGTTTGGGAATCTTTCCGTTCTTACAAGTATCGTATTGATGATTATCTTAGGGTCACTGAAATGTTCCAAAAATACGGTGTAAAGAAAAGCGTATTATACAACTTACAGCAAATACCTTGCTCCGCAACTGTTGCAGAGCAGCTTGTAAAAGATTGGGATGTAAAAGACGTTCACCTTTATACTGACGACTTATAAACCTGAGAAAGATTTTGTCATATCATTCCAAGCGTTGCCTACATCTGTACCCGCTTGATTAACGCTACTTATATAAGCTTGATGTCTATCTTTTGCCCACTTCTCTGCTCTCTTCATTGTTGTTTGTTTTCCTAAAGCATAATCAATTGCAGCATCAATAAACATTGACATTTGTGAAGTCACCCAAGTACCTGCTTCATCATAGGTATCAAGTTTATAAAATCTTTTGTAAATAAAGTCATAAGTAAAATCAACAGGACCTGCATTCTCTCTTTCAAATTTGATTGAGTCAGAAGTACCAAGTATCTTTACATCTTCGAAAATAAAGCGTTCATCAATTTTATCAGTAAGCTTTGTTCTAAACTTAAAAGAAGGTGTTGTTCTTTTTACAATTATATCAAGTCTTTTTGTTGTTTTCAAAACATTAAACAAATCGTCCTTCTTTGCAGGTGTTGATATGATTGAAATGTTTTTGCTTAAAGCTTCAGTGATATAATTAAATCCTTCTTTATCAAAATGAAGGTTCTTGAGGTCCTTTTTTCTTTTTGTTTCAAGTTCTTCTTTTTCTTTGTCAAGTTCTTCCAACTGTGTAAGATAATATTGAGCGCATTCTCTACGCTTGTTCCAATGGTCATAAATATAAAGCTTTTCAAGGTCCTCTTTATATTCATCAATCTCTTTCTGAATCTTTTTCTGTTGTTCGCGCTTTTCTTTTAAGTTTGCAAAGAAACCTTCAGCTTTTTCTTTACCTGAAGACTCTTTATTCTTTTTGCTCTTTGTATCTTCAATATATCTTTCAGTATCAAATTGCATTTGACTTCTTAAGTGTGTATAGAAACCGCTGAGGTCAGTATGCTCTTTCAAATACTTTTCTTTTTGTTCTTCAACATACTTTTCGTATTTGTCTGAATCTTCATCAGAGAACTTTGCTTTTTTGCCGTCAATGAAATCTTCTATGATTGATTGACAATCTTGCTCAAGAGCAGTTTTCCATTCTGTTTGATATTCATCATCAATCTTTTTGTACTCTTTAAGAATCTCATCAAGTCTTGTTTCAAAGTCATCTTGTATTTTTGCAGCTGCAGAGTTCTCCAATCCTTTAGTAATTGCTGAACCCTTACCAAACAAGTTTGACATACCAGTGCCTGCAAGTTCATTGAATGCTGAAATGTATGCAAGTTTTGTATCGCCTCTTATTGAGAATGAAGAACGGCCGGGAGTGTCAATACTATCAAGAGGTCTTTCAACAACACCACTTGCATAATTGATTGTACCCGACTTTCTTTGAAAAGCTGGAATGTCAATTGAACTTATACGAGCAGACAACAATGTTGATGAGAATAAAGCTTTAATGAAAGCCTGTCCTTTGCCAAGTAATCTTGAGTCGTGTGTATCGTCATCTCTAATTCTAAAATAAACATCATACATATTTGACATTGCGTCAGGATATGTTAAGACTTCCATTTCAGTCATAGGCTGATTGCCAAACTTTGTATCTATAACTGGGTCAACACCATAGTCAACTGTATCTGAAATTGATGTTGTGAACACATCGTTAGTACTTGAATAATCTGTAGGAGAAGGATTGTTCAATTCACTTACAGGTGTTTCCATTACAGGCGTTGGGTTGCTTGGGTCAAGTGGGTTTGGGTTTAATATTGGGAGCGGCATATTGATACCAATTCCTGTACCGAATGTACCATCAGAAGAACCGCCTGTGACTGCATCTTTTGTATTTTCAGCGTAAGAATTGCTATCGCCGTCATTACCGTTTCCGTTGCCGCCACCTGAAGAGCTATTATTACGATTAGCGCTTAAGTCTTCAACAACACCTTTCAAAACTCCGTATAAGAATTGAGCCGCGCCATCAGATGCATTCTGTTTTACATTACCAACTTTACCGTAATTACTTACATCTTCAGAGAACATTCCTGTCTCAAAACCGTCAGCAATAACATTTACAATTTTTCCGTATGGGTCACCTTCAGGTCCTGTGATATTGATTTCGTTATCAATATTATCACCTTTATAGCCGCCGGCATTTCTTTCAGTAAAGATGTCACTGTTATTTACAACAAGATTGCCCTCACCGCCATAAGCACCTGCAGGCTTTGCGCCTGTGTTGCTGTTCAAGCCAATAGTTGAGGAACCATCATCTTTTGAGGATGTCTGACCATACCCACTTTTTGGGTTTGGGAATTGATGATTGCCGTTTACACCTTTATTTGCAAGTTTTTCATTTGCTGAGTCAGGAATATCATCAGGTCCTGATTGGTCAAATATACTTAATCTGTAAGAATCTGCCATATTGAAAATTAGTCATAAAAAATGGCGGTCATAAGAGACCGCCATAAAATAGATAATTACTTATCTAGGAAATTACAAGTTTGTGTTTCCGTCACCTGGGTTTCCTGCAGAGAAGCCTGGGTACTTAACCTTACCGAACTTGAAGTCAACTGTGAATTTGATAACGTCTGCGCCGTCAGTTGAGAACTTAGGCATAGTAACTTTTGTTACGAAACAGTTTTCAAATACCCACTGAAGACCGTCTTTGATAAGTCCTTCACCTGGGCCTGCATTTGGATTTGAGTAATCCTCAAGTGCTTTTGGTGAGCCTGCCAATGAACCTGCTGCTGAGCTTCCTGCTGCAACAATAGCAGAGTCAATTGTTTTTACAGTGACTTTACCAACTTTGTCAATGTTTGCGTTTGATACACCACCTGTGTTAGGGTCAACGTGCCAAGAAAGCAAAGAAGTAAATGCCTGATAAAGTCCATATTTTGCATCCATTCTGAACTCGAGTGAGAATGCTCTTTCAAAGTTCTGTTCTGTCTTTACACGAGGATATTTAACACCGTGATATGCGTTTTCATATGTAGGAGCTTCAACATCAGGAATTTCAAAACCTGAAGCACGAACAGTTGCGTTCCAGTTAGCAAACTCTAACTGAACATCGTACATATTTGTCTGTGCATCAGCGCCTGCTTCTATCAATGCTTGAAGTCCGCTGTTTACTACATCACTCATTTCAATCTCCTATGATATTTATTTAGTATCCAAGATGAAGTCTTCGTTCAGCCATTTTTGAAATAACAGCCAAAGTATTAGGACTTAAATCGTGGTTGTATAGTGTCGTATTATATTTTGATTTTATAATCATCGCACCGCCAAATGTTCCTAACGCCTCTGTGACCTGTAAGCAAAGAATGCAAGGATGGTCAGGTGTATCTTGTGGGTCCAACATAATCCTTACAATAATATCATCGGGCACCAAATAAACATTATGAGGTACTGTAATTTGATACTTTTCTTTGTTTTCTTCTGCAGCTGCGTTAACCAAAGAATTGACAGTATAGCCACTTTCAACGTTGCCACCTATACGACGATAAGGTACATCTTCCATAGGTGGGAAAACAACAGGAATAACATCAGCCATCTCAATAGTTTGCATCTTTGGGTCGCCTTCATCATTTCTTGTAAGACGAAGTCTGATACAATCAGTTGGGTCACCTTCGTGCTCAATCTGCAAATCGAGAAGCTTTCTTCTTATGTTATCTTGTTTCATCGCAAGTCTACGCTGCCAAGTTTTCATATATATTTAGTTGACTAAATTGTTATGGTGAGTTGCAGAAAATGCAGCTATGGAGAATGTTATGGGCAATAAGTTTCACAGAAACCCTATGCAAATGCCTTCAACAACAGAAGCAAAATTTGATGATGCATTTGCTGAATTGAAGCAGCGCGAGCTTCTTTACAATCGCGATAAGAAAGAACTTGGTATTAAAATTGGAGATACATTGATTATCCCAAAGCCAAGAGTTGATGAATTTAACGTCACATTTAATGAAGATGACGAAATTGCGTTGAAGGACGACATCACTGTCGATTCTGTTACCGCACGAGCAGACCGTCAAGGTGTTGATTGGAAATCACAAACAGTATTAGCAGAAACATCAGAAGAAAGAACAATTATTCTTATATGTGTTAAAGACAACGATAGAGAGACAGGAATGGTTGGCTTTTTCGGTGGTGAAATTGTTGAACTTGGAGAAGATGTTGAAAGTCATTATCAAGTATCTTTAACTTCAACAGGTTCCCGTCTTATAAAGGGCGCAACAACAAATAAAAAGAAAGCCAAGCCTTGCTTTGTAAAATATAATGGAGACTATTATTACGGTATTCATTTTAAGGAATCTAGCCCTGCAAAAATATATCACGCAGGTTGGTCAAATATCCCAGGGCCTCTTGCAGCGCCTTCATACACGACTTACACAGATGGAGACTTCTCAGAAATCGTCGACCTCGACGATGATTCTGAGACAGGGACGGAAGTAATTGAATTTAACTTCTCTTCTATTGATGATTATTCTTGGGAGTTTATTGAAAGAAAGTCAAGAATAAGTCCAAACTTTAGCAACTCGTGGTCTTGGCGCGGAAGTGGTACAAATAGAAGAATTGAGTTTGATAGTCACTTAATCTTATATCAGAACAGATTTAATAACAATAATGTGAACTTTGTCGAACTTCATCCTGAGTGGAGTTCTTTTATGCTCGCAGGTAAAGATGTCACATTGATGAGATTTGATATTACTGATGAACAAGGTTATATCAGCATCACAGCAAAGAACTGGGCAGGACAGAATCGCAACAACGTATACTTTGATAACCAAGGTGTAAACATTGTAGTTTATGGCTCTAACGCAAGTGGCGAGCCTATTTATACAACACTTCAAAATCATTACTTCCCAGCAGGAACAAGTTCATACGAGTTTGGCCCATTCCCAAGAGGAACTTATTGGTTAAGACAAGGTTCCGGCGGATATACAACAGGTATGGAATACTATGTTGTTCAAGTTGATAGCTATGGTGCTCCTGACGGTCTTGATAGTGAAGATCTTTACAATTATGACTTAGGCAATAATCTCAGAATTAAAACACATAGTGAAATTCAATACATCGATTCTTTGAACAACAACTTAGGTGTTCTTCAATGTACTGAGGCAACAAATCAAATCGAGTCTGAAGGATTGGCACAGGTTGATGTCTTTGGTCCTTGTACATTTAGGGTAGGCTTCTCAAGAGTTGAAGATGACGAGGCGCCTTCTGTTTCTGTTTTAATATCTGAATCTCTTGAAACAGGCGACCCAGCTTGGGCAAGGGCAGTACAGGCTCAATCATATGACTCTGATGTTATTACAACTTTGTCATATACTTATAATGGCGCTTGGGGTAAAAGACAAACACTTTATATTGCGACAGATAGGCCTGTAAATTGGTATAACGCAAGTGTTGATTACCCAGCTTATAATAGCGGTCAGATAATTGCAGATATTATCCAAGGACTTGACGAAACAGGTGAAGACGGCTCACCTCATATTATCAGACCTTCAGGTACTATCAATAAAGCATCTTTAATGACAATTGCAAGCGTATGTCTTAATTCAGAAAAACAGTTGGTAATTGATTTAAGTAATTGTACCGCAGCTGCAGACGCACAAGATTGGTCAGGCGATGATGACTTGTCAAAATTGTTCCAAGGCTCTTCTTCAATAAATAAGTTTATTTATCCTAAAGGCGTTTTAACTGCAGGTAATGCGCCGTTCTTGAACTGTTCATTCTTGCGTGATATTGAGTTCAACGATGAAATGTATCAGCTCGGCTATTCTGTATGGGTTAACAGAAACCAAGGATTCTTCTCAGGTGCTCGTATTAAAGAAGTATGGTTGCCAAAACAATTAGGTCAAAGAACAGGTGTTGCCGCTTGGGGCGGATATTTTATGGCACAGAACAACGTTATTGGGTTGTACATCAGACCTGATTCTTATTATGCTCAGAACGTTGTGAATATTGTTGATATGTTTACAAATCAAGACTGGTCTAATGTCGCACATATGTATTGGTCAACTTGGAACTATTCTCGTGGAGATTTCAAAATATATCTCCCTTGTAAACGTATTGGGTCGCCTGAAGACAACAACTGGGAAACAGGAGATCAGTGGCTTTACAATCGTTGGAGAAATCAAATAGGAAATACAACTTTTGCATCAGTAATGAACGAGTATTTGTCAAGCGTTACGAATAACGTTCCTTCTTTGGAAAGAACAGATCTTGTAAGAAACTTCTTGGCTCCTTACGATGTAAATGAAATGTGGTATGAGCCTAGAGGATTAGACCCAGTATAATAGCACAGCTTTCAAAAAATGATATACTAACTAATTACTAAAACAATTTGTGTAGTGCTTAATATATGCAGATAAGCGGGAAGTATATACCGCAACGAGTAGAGTTTTATATATCTAAATATATCGTTCAAGTACACCACATTCTTGTTTTAAAAAAATAAGGAAAGGTGAAAAAGATGAGTATGACATCACAGGTTGCAGGTCAGAAGGACGCTGCAGCATTGCGCGAGGCAACAAGAAAGACACTCGCAAAAACAGAAAGAGAATTCCGTGGAGCTAAGTTCGTAGAATCTTGGTCTCGTATTCCAAAAATCGGTGCAGGTTTGAATAAGCTTCCTGAAGCAGTAGCTCGTAACACAGCTATCAACCTTCAGACACAGGCTGCTTCAATGGCAAAGATGACTGAAGCACAGCTTTCAACTTCATTCCAAGGTTTCACACCTGAGAATATGTTGAGACTTGTTCGTCTTGCAATGCCTAACACTTGCCGCAACAAGGTATTCACAGAGTTCGCTATGGAATCTGCAAAAGATTCTATTAAGTACATCAAACCTGTTTATTCAAAAACAGTTCACGATGGTGACCTCCACGACAAGCACACTTCAAACACTCCTGGTGCTTACGGTGATGCTTCACAGTACAAAGACGTTTACAATGACATCAACGAAGACGATTTCCAGAGAGCTCTCTATGAGAACACTGAAGATCGTTTCACACAGGAATTGATTAACATTCCTGCTGGTGAAGCTGCTGGTGAATTCGTAATCCCTGCTCAGGCAGATCCAAACGGCAACCCTTATGTAAAGGTTGACAAGTTCCTCCCAGGCTATATGAAAGTATATCTTGGCGATGAAACACATCCAATCGCTGAAGAGAACAAGAGAACAGGACACTTCTTCGTTAACACAGAAGAGTTCCCTGGTGCTACAGTTTCTTACGAAAAAGATACTGACGGTAACATCGTAGTTACAGTTGGTGGCGTTTCAGGTGATGTAAAAGTATTTGCTCGCTTCGACGTTGAAGACGACTTCCTTGGTACAAACCTTGGTGAGATCGAACTCGTAATGAGCGACTACAAGTTTGAACCACGTCCAACAACAATTGGTGTAACTTGGTCACAGCTTGCTGAAATCACTCTTGACGCTTCATTTGGTCTTTCAGCACAGGATATGTTGGTACAGTACGCAGGTGATGCAATTCGTATCAACCTCGACCTCCGTTCATTCAAGCTCGCTTACGGTGTAGCTCGTTCAAACAAGGACTATATCGTTGAGTTCGACGCTGCTTATGGCAACGGTGAAAACATCGAAGGTTACTTCCACACAGCTCAGACATTCCCATCTGCAGTTGATACAGTAACTGACGTTATGGTAAACGACATCAACCGTGGTGGCGTTTCAAGAATGGTTGCAGGTTTCTCTGCAGGTTCTTACCTCAAACTCGTTAAGGGTACATTCTCTGACAAAGGCCGTCAGGCTGCAAAGGGTATTTACCAGATTGGTGAGTTCGGTGGAATCCCAACATTCAAGGCTCCTTCAAGCATCATCCCAACAAATGAGATTATGTGTGTATGGAAGGACGACGAAAACGAAGGCGACGTTGCAATCGCATTCGGTACATTGGTTCCATTCTTCAACACTGGTATCATCCAGAGAAAGAACTTCTACAAAGAAGCTGGTCTTGCAACATACGGTGACTGGGCAGTACTTAACAGACGTTATCTCGCTCTTATCCGTATCAAGGGTCTTAAGGACACAACAGACGGCCGCGTAGGCGGAATGTTGAAGTACTCAAACCCTAACGCAACAGCAGCAACTCCTGCTGCAGCTGGCGGAAACGGTGGAAGCACAGGAAGCGGAGACTAATCCGTTACGGGCATAAAGCCCGTTTGAAATAAAAAAAGGCAACCCTTCGGGGTTGCCTTATTTGTTTTAAATTTTCAACTAAAGGATGTACTGCCAAGTAATAACAGGAACTCGTATTCCATTCTGAACTTCATATCCCCACTTTTTGATTGTTTTCATATTGCTTAATGATCTTATCAAACTAAGAACAAGTTCAATGTATTCTTTTGCATTGTCTGTGAGCTTATAGTGTCCGCGATTTTTCTTGTAATCTGAAGCCCATTCAAAAACATTTTTATTTGCACGAAGCGGCTCCAAGTTGGTAGGATTTGGATAGAAATCGTGAAGCTGCTTGTAAGTAACTTCACCGTCATTTTGATAAACAAAGAGCAAGGCCTTAAACCACTGCGTAACGATAACATCACCTTCTTCGTCAATTTTGAACGGATATGTGCAACGGATTGCTGCCCAGAAACGGTATCTTGGGTTTGTTGGGAGAGAGATAAAATTGTCCGAGTGAATTCCGTATTTGTAGGAAAGATTCTTAAGTACCTTCTTGTATGAAATGCTCATAATTTGCTCCTTTTATTGTTGATTACAATAATAATATAAAGAAGCAAAGTCAGAAGTTTAAATTACATAGAGATTTTGTGCAATTTGTTTGATATATGAGTCGATTTCGTTTACGACTTGAGAAAGGTGTTTTGTCAAGTGAATCTCTTGATTTTGCAAACCGCCTGATGCAGCGTGTTTTTCGTCCCAAACACCTTTTCCTTTTTCGCCTGTAAACTTGTAAATTGATAAGTCGTGTTTTGCAAGTCCTTCCCAACAACCTTGCCAATAGAACGATGGGTCATCAGAATAAAACTTTACATCACAACTGTGAATTGCTTTTTTGAGTGCCTGCTCAAGTTGTCCGTATCCCATATTCTTTTCATCTTTGAGATATTGTCCAACTTTATAGAAGCGGAGACACAATGTGTATTGTCCGTTCTTTCCTTGAGGTAAATTAGTTGAAGCGATGTACCCAGTTGCCCCGTAAGTTGAGTTGGCAAAAAATATCAACTCAAGAAAGTCTTGTTTTCTATAATAGGCAGCTTGGCCCAAGTCAATATTGAAATCGTTTTGATAACGCAAATCAAGATGATGTTGTGTCAAGCCTGAAACTGAATTACCTGCTAATGAATCTATTGTTGCCTCAAGAAATAACTCCATTTTATTCTCCTATTCCACCTGTAAGAATATCTGTCGCAATTTGTTCTTCAACTCTTCTGCGTCTTTCGGCTTCTTCTTCAGTTGTGAATGAGTCCTTAACTTCCTGCATCTTATCGCCTACAGTCTGTTCAGAAAGACGATTGTTATTTGCAGGAACACCTGTTCTCAATTCATTTAGTATTTTTACAGAGTCAAAGAGAACATCATTTTCGCCGATCTTTGGCATTACATATTTGTGAGATACTGTACCGCCCTCTCCATTATAGTTTGGAATCCAGTCGTTTCCTGCCCATTCAGTAAGGTGTTGACTTTCAACAAACTTTATGAACAAGCCATCTTTTGCTTCCTTATATCTGTTTGATACTTCACGGAGTCTCTTTTGCTGCAATTCTGTAATACGAGCTTTTCTTTCACGAAGATGTTTCTTAACTTCAGCTGCTTTGAGTTTAGCAGATTCCATAACAGTATCATCTCCGCCACCCATATCGTCACCGCCCATATCGTCTCCGCCGAAATCGAAATCGTCACCGCCTTCATCTCCGCCTTCGTCATCGTCTCCGCCACCTACAGGCTTTAAGAATGAAGACAAACGCATCCACTTCTGAACATCTGTTGGGTCAAGGAATGAATACTTTGAAAGAATATCAGTCACAACATCTTCAGGAAGAGGTTCACCTTCTTCAAGTCCCAAAGCTGATGTAATCAATTCCATAATTTGCTGAGTCATTTCAAGAGTTGCCATACGAGCTTCGCGTTTTTCCTGTCCCATCTCTTCAGCAGGGAAACGCATTGACAATACGAAAGGTGTATTGTAATCAAACTCGCCTGTGATTGCAAAATGCAATCTTATGAGCTCACCAATACCATCAAGACAAGCTGATTGAATTGTATAAACGTGGCGAGCGAATGGCTTATACTGTTCTGTCAATGAAATACCTGAATTGCCGAAGCCACCGAACTCTTGGTCAAGATATGCCTTAGGTACACCTGATGCACGAGCAACACGGTCTTGATACAATTCAATATCTCCTACGAAGTCGATGTCACACTTTGACTCTTTTACTTCAACATCAATCAAATCCTTAGGAGCCCAGATTTTTGTATTTACAGTATAAACTTCGTTTCCTGCATTTGCTGGGTTAACGCCGATATTATCGTATTCCTCACGAACTTCATTTACGTGTTCGAAAGCAACATCAGGACCCATACCTTCGGTTCCTTGTACACCGTAAATAGTCACTGGGAATGACATCTGTCTTGCAAGGCCTTGCAACATAATTGCAGAGAAAGCCAACTTAAATGGCGAAATACAACCTAAAAGAGGTGGACGGCCATAAGGATAGAATTCTGAGTTTTCAGCGTTATAGCGGAAGTGAGACATTTCCCAAGGTGGTAAAATGTTTCCGTCATACAATTCATATCCTAAAAGTTTGGCATCATAAGAGTCTGCAATGTTTTCATCAAGGTCCATTGTTTTCTTATCAATAATAATGTCAATAAGCTTTTGTATTTTCTCGGCGCGGTTTTTGTTTGCCGAAAGGAATCCGTTCTTCTGTGAAAGATATTCAGCCATTCTGATTGGGTTGAACTCAAGTCTTTCCATAACAGAGTTTACTTTGATAGGCTTAATACCTTCAATACCATTAAGGCCAACTTTGTGAAGCCAAAATGATTCGCCATAAAGTTCAAGGTCGTGGCAAACCTGCTGCAATCTTTGCTGATTGATGCCCCATCTTGAAAACAATTCATAACACTTTGAAGAGAATGCAGCATTTGGAGAATCAACTGTCAAGATACGGTTTTGAACATCAAGCTGTGTTGCTTCAGCAGCACAAAGTTCAACTACACGATAACCGAAGTCGTCATTGTAATAAAAGAATGACAGCTCATTAAGTCTTTGCTGTCTATCCTGAATGTCGTTATATGAAAGAGTTGTCTCCTGCATATAAGCATCAAAATATTTTTCAACGCTTTCAGTAAGATGTTCTGATTTGAATACCGAACCAAGAGCAGCATTTTTGAAACGGTATGCATCGTTGTTCAAGTCAACACGAACAAACTCCATCCCGTATTTTTTAACTAAAGGATCGTCACTCTTGTCGTCTCTTTTTGCTCTAAAGCCAAATAACGAAGAAAGGCGTGAAACATACGAACTTTTCAATATGCTTGATTTAGGAGCCTCTCCACTTCTATAAATATCATCTGCCATATAAATTTGTCCTTTTATATTTAGTTTTAAAAAGAAAAAAGCGTTCATAATTGCATATATGAACGCCTAACAATATATTATATTAACAGATATTATGCAAAGTACTCAAGGAAACCTTGACGAATTGAATCCTCATCTTCCCAATCTTCGATTGAAATCCAATCTCCATCTTCAAGTTCAATATAATCGTCTTCCAATCTACAATTTGTATAAGTTACACCGTTGACATCAAACTCAACATATCCGCCTCGTGAGCCGTGATAGTGGTAATTGATTTCTGGAATTTCTATATCCAAAACCTCATCAGGGTCAATACCCCAAGGACAGTCTTCTTTCATATGCTTTGTTGAAGACTCATTAAGAAGTTTGTCGAAAAGCTGAGTCTTTGACTCTTCAAAAGGGTCATAGTCAACTGTTTCAGGACCTACATCAGTTGCAACAAATGTATCGTGATTTTTATCAGTGAGCTCATCATTGTCACTTGCAATCATATCCAAGTACTCGTCAGAAAGTTTGTCAGAGTCTTTTCCAAAACCTTTCTTATATACAGGAATGCCTGTGTCAGCTATGTCATTTTCTTCTTCATCCATCCACATAGCTTCCTGTGCGTTCTCGATGCCATTTACATTAGAATTGAAACCATCTTCCATTTCGCCGTCATAAACGAAGTCATCATAGCCTTCACCACCAAAGTCTTCAACTCCACCGTCATAAACAGGAAGACCATCTTCATCATCGTAAAGGTAATCGCCTACAGCTTCACGAATTCTTGTTTTCTCATCAGTATTCATTTTTGCCTCGAATAAGCCAAAGCAGTCTGCTCTGGAAAGAGCCGAATCCAAAGTTGGGAATGGGCCCATTTTATTATAAAGTCCATTTGCTAAAGAGAACAAATAAACCTCAAATCCACCTTCCTTTTCTTCTGTTTTTGTTGTCTTAATAACAACCAAATACTTTTTGTTTCCTGCAAGTGTTGCTCTAACTTCAGCACAAGCAGCAACAGAACCTTTTCCCTTTACAGCATCTTTAAGAGCGGCGTGTTCTGGGCGTTCAGATGGAATAATATTATCAATGCAGCCTGAGCCTTTTTCAAGACCTCTGCAATAATCGCCTTCAGTATTTGCAGTTTTACGACATTCAATACCAAGACAGTACACATTATCAAAATTGTTCATTAGTTGTCTCCACTTATTATATTTAGTTATCGTTGACTAATTTATTATGACTGGTATATGTTATTTTGCTAATGATGAGGTTGAATACTTTGCAGAACAGCAAGTTAATTCAATCGTAAACAATATTGATGATGGTGCAAGACTTATTAGAGAAAGTGATTCTTTTTCTCCTGAACTTGTTGATAATTTGATTGAAGAAGCAGTAAATCAAAAATGTGATAAGCTTGTCTTAATGGTTGAAAGTAAAAAGTACAATCAGTACAAACAAGTTATCCCAGAAGTTTACGGCGATATGTTTGAGTCAATCGAAGTTGTACCTGAAAACTTTGTAAGAGTTAGAGAAAGCAACAATTACGATTATTATGACGGAATGGAAGCAGACGCAGTATTTTGGGCAGATAAGTATGATGAATACGTTGACGCAGGAATGACTGACCCTGACGAAGGTATCGTAGGATTTGTTGCAGGAAAGATTGATGAAGAACATCCTTCTGACAGCCCAGAACAATATGCTTCATTGGAAAGATGGGTTATGAGCATCCTTAAAGAAAAAGGTTATTTTAAGATGCCTTGGATGGCAGAAGCTGTTATGAGAGAAAATGATGGTGTTCAGACAACAGCAGCAAACGGTGCTGCAGCTTTGCCTCAAAATGAACAGTCACAACAGCAACAGCAACAACAAACTCAAAAAGATTTTAGTAAAATTTCAAATGTTTACTTTTGTGATGCTGTAATTCCAATCGCAAAAAGAGTATCGGACTTTATAACTGAATATAAAAAAGAAGGCAATCATTTAGCATTTATGACACTTGATAGTGCTCATATTTACGGTGGCTCAATTCCAAACATTTTGGCAGCATTCCCACAATCTCAATCATCATTGTCGAAATTTGCTGAAGATTTTAGCAATGTTATACCGGACTTTACTTTGGGAACAGACCAAGCATCAATTGTTGCTGCTTTTAGAAAGGTATTCAATCTTGATGCTCGTCCTGCAAATTCAGATGGAACAGCTTTAGTAAATGTTGCGTTTCCGAAAAAATACGACAAGTTTGTAATGGCATTAAACACTGCTGCTACAAACGCAGGCATTCAAAATAAAATTAAATTTGCTATTACTAAAGAGGACTCTTTAGAAAACGCTGCTAATGAAAACATTTTTAAGTTGATGCTTGAAATCAAAAACGAAAAGAAGCCTCTTGAAAAAGATCCTAACCGCGAAGTAAAGTGGAATAAAGATGACCTTGGTAATAAGAACAACACAATTAAAGAGAATACAAAGTACATCAATGCAATCGCTGCAGCAATTGAATACTTTGAAAATAACAAAGACAATAAAGTAAAAGATAGAAAAGCAATTCAGTCTGCTGTAGCTAAAGCTGTTGAAGAACAACTTAAACAATGGTCAGGTTATAATAACGCAAAGACTGAGATTAAGAATAATTCTGCTATCGGTAAATTTGCAATTGAAACTGCTGAAAAAATTGGTGCAGCTGTAAAGAAAGATTTACAAAAAGATCAGAAAGATCAGAAAGAAAAAGAAGATCCTACAAAAAGAAATGCGAAAACACTTTACTGTTGGAAACACTATGAGGACCTTTGTAAAGCGTTGATGATTAAGCCGGAGTAAGGTCTTTTGTGTAAGCGATTGTAAGTTGATTGTTTCTAACGAGTTTGAGCAACATTAAAGTTTTTGTCAATTCGTCAGTTATGATTAGTTCATCAGTATTTGTCAAATGACACGGACATATTAAAGGGAAGCCTGCGTTTTTATATTTTTGATAAGCAAGAGTTGTTTCAGTACTTGTGCTAATCTTAAAAACGTGGCTTCCCACTTTCATTATAATCTTCCTACTTCAGACCCAACTGCTTTATGAGAAATCTGACAACGAATCTGAAGTTCAGATGCCTTTTTGATAATCTCTTTTGCGTTTGTCAAGTCCTCGATAATTACCGAGATACGGTTCTTATCACATTGAGCGGTCTGTGACTCAACATAATTTTTGTAAAACTTTTCAACATCATCAGCGTTTTTACAAACACACTGACAGTTTGAGAAAATATTCTTTGACATATCAAGGAATGCGAACATATTCTTTGGTGCTTCAGTATCGCAATCAATCAACACAACGTTGAAGTTTTCGTAAAACTGTTTTACACCTGAATAATTTATAGGCTTTCCTTTGAAAGCAAACTTTGGTGGCTGCTTACGGAACTCAACAGTTTCCTCATTCTGCAAATCGTGAGAGATATGTGAAATCATTGCAAAGAGAATCATTGACTCATCAATACAATCTTTATTTGCCATATCTTCGCCAACAAAGAAACCATACTTTCTTGAAAGAAGGAAGTCAACCCATTCGTCCTCAATCTTCTTTTCCTCAAGTTGTTTCTTTACATCTTCAAGAACAGCCTCACATTCCTTTACAAGGTCTTCTCTTGCAGGCTCTTTCTGTCCTTCAGGAATTGTAAACTTTCTTCCGTCATCGGAAAATCTAAACACGAGACCGTTCATACCCTGAACCTGTCCTTCTGGGAAGTATTCCCAATCCAAGCTGTCCAACTTAAGCATTCTTTTTCCTCCAATCGTCAATCTCTTCTTTCATACCTTCAATTGCTGCTTGATATTCCATTGAACCACGGTCTCTTAAAGGGAACTTAAGTTCAAGAATAATTACGTTCTTGTCGTCCTTTTTGTAAGCCAATGAAATCTGGTCTGTATCAAAGCAACGGAATACATCGAGATTATATCTTTCCTTACAATATGCAGTAAGGTCTTCAAACACATTGTTCTCAATATCAACCAAGTTGTCGTGTTGTTTGAATAATGTGCTCTTCTTTTTCTTGTCCAAAACTTTTGATGTCATAATGAGATTTGCAAGTCCTATGACAATATTAAGAATAAGTAATACACTTATTAACATCAAAACCTCCAATATAATAATTAGATTGTTTGTCCTTTTTGCAAAGAAAACAATTTTTTCCAAATGCCTTCGCTGATGTATTTTTGATTGAACAAAGAGTTAAGTGTTTCACCTTTTGTTTCCAAGTTCAATTCCTGCAAGTTGTCGATTGAATTATCATATCTTAAAGAATATGTTCTTGTGACTTCAGTCTGCCCTGGGCGGAATATACGACCTCTTGACTGAGTGTATTCAACAAAGTTGTATGTCTTTTCAACATATACTTCATATTTACATTCAACGCAAGTTACAGATGTGTTCATAACTTTAATAGAAGCAATCAAAAGCTTTTGCTTAGGGTCTTTCAAAAACTTCTTAACTAAAGGAATGCGGTCGTCCATCGGAACATCAGCTGAAATGATACAAGGATTGTACTTCTTATATCTTTCTTTCAAAGCTACCATTGTCTCTGGGTGGAAATACCAAATAATTCCTTTTTGGTCATCAACATCAGTTCGTTCTTCAATAATTTCATCAACAAGCTTAATCTTATTATAGTCTTTGTTATAATCGAACTTATTGATGTCGTCCTGCAAGTCTTGTGGGAAGTACTGAAACTTTTTATTGTTCTTTAATGCTGTTGGGTTATCAACACAAGTTTGGAAATATTGGAACAAGTTCTTCATTCTTTCAGAGAAACTCTGTCCGCCTTCACTTGCAATGTTTGCCTGTTCAGCAGCAGTAAAGTTGCTAAAGCGTTCATAAATCTTTCGATGCAATGGTGACATTTCCATAAACATCGTAGGTACTTCATAGTTCAACGGTAAGTCAAGACAATCAACCATAAGACGCTTTGCACAATAATACTTCAACATCTTTTTGTTGAACTCTTCAATTAAGTCAAGTCTCCAACCGTTCGGGTTGATTGCATAAGGACTGTAAGAATTACCAATATCGTTATATTTTGCACACCAAGTTTGATAGTCCATTCCGTCAACTAAAGCAGGGTCAAGAATCTTTGATGGCTCATACAACTTTTCATATTTATCAGCAAGTGTTCCTGTAAACTCAAATCTTTGGTCAAAATAAGGAACAATGAAGTTCATAATTTTTGTTCGTCTTGATGTAGGCGAACTTAAGTAATGATTTTCATCAAGGAAAAGACCGCCTGCCTTGCCGCCTAACCATTCTTCAATAGGCATTGGATTTTTCAAATAAGCTTTACTTGTTGAAGGATGCTTATTCTTTTTTGTACCATACTTGATGTCGTAATAATAATTACTTATTGATTTCAAAGCATCATAAGAAAGAATGATAATTGTTTGAGGATACTTTTCAGTATTGAATATATCGCGGTCTTCAAACTTTACTTTTGCCATTGAAGTGATTGTAAGAATATCTTCATCTTTCATATTCTTACCGTGCAACATCAATTCGCCCTTAACATTACGAGTACCAATTGATGATGAGAATATCAAACATTTATTTAAGTCGCCGTAATATCTTTTATGTTCAATTAAGCCTGTAAGAATCCAAGATTTTCCCAAACCCATTTCGTGGTGATACAAAAATCTATTCTGACAAAGACCTCTTAATAAGTCTTGTATTTGATAACTTTCATAAGGATGTTTACCTACAAGTGGCGGATTGTTCATCAACTCCTGTCGGTAAGTTCGACGATATACTTTAAGTTCTTTTAAGTTTTCGTAATAATGTTTTATCTCTTCTTCAGTAAGTAAATCAACTTCAGGCTGCTCTCCAAAGTTTACGCAACTTTTATAAAAGTCTTCATATTTTGTGACATTCAATGTCCATCTTTTAAGCTCAGGATTCCATCGACAACCTTCTTCTTTCAAAAAGTCAACAAGGTCACGGAAGTTATCTCCGCCTATTTTGATAAGAAGGTCTTTCTCTGAAGAATCATATTCAATTGCAACCATATTAGATTATATTAACAAAAAAAGGGT